GGAGAAGAACAAGCTCGAACGCGCCCGGCGCAATGCGTTCGGCAACCGCAGCCCCTACACCGGAGACCGGACACGCGGCTATCGAGGGTGACTCCTGGGGCACTAGCCATGCTATAGTCACATGGTTGTGATTTACCCACCCATAGGAGTCACCGTGACCATCAAAGACTGGGCGCAGCTGCTCACCGCTGCCACCGTGTCATCCGGCATCATCACCGGCCTGTACCTGATCTTTACCTGGTCGGTGAGCCGGTGACGGTGGCCGACGACGTGCGGGCAGCCAAGAAGACCCGCCAGTTCCACAGCGCACGGGACTTCGAGACCAGCGCCAGCCAGATCGGTGACGTTGAGCCGATTGGCGAGGAGATGAAGACCGCCGCCCAGCGCATCATCGCGGGCAACGCCAAGGGCCGGAGCAAGAAGTCTCAGGTGGCCGATGCGACCCTGCTGATGCGAATGCTCGGCGTGCACCCCAACGACACTTTCGATCCCTCCCTGGCCGTGGTGTCGCCGCCGAGTCACCCGACGGCCACGCGCTGATGACACCGGACGCTCCGCATCGCAGTTTCCGGGTGGTCAGCCACAAGCCCGGAATCCTGCGAGTGTTCGAGCCGTTCGGTGGCATCGCCGACATGGGCCTCAACGTCGACAGCGACACCGCCGCCTGGGATCTGTGGTGGATGAGCCAGGACTGGGCCATCCAAGTTCTCAACGCCGGAATTGCTTTGCCGCAGCTGACATCTCCGCAGCCGGGATTCATCGCCGGTCTGGCCGACAAATGGCGAAACCGTGAAGTGGGAACGCTGCTCAAGAGAGACATCCCACGCTTCTTCGCCAAGCACCCCGAGTACACCGCCGCGCATCCCAAGGTGGTGCTGTCCACGCCCGGTGAGCATTCCGAGCTGATGACCCCAGAGGTGTGCCTGGCCGAGGATCTGGCCGAGAATCACCTGCCCAATTTCGAACACCTGCCCGGCGACACCCTGCTACAGCTTGATGCGATGCTGCCCTGCGTCGTCGAGGTGCGCTGCTGGATCGCCAACGGCGAGGTGACCGCGTTCGCCCCCTACCGCATCGGCATGGTCGGCTGGGACTCCAATCTGTTTCAAGAGATGACGTTCAACACCGAGGGCATCAAGCTGACCGAGCAGGCGGTAGCCTTCGCCCGGCAGATGGTCACCGAGATCGACGGCCCGCCCGGCTACGCCGTCGACATCGGCATCACCCTCACCGGCACCCCGACCGTGCTGCGCGCCTGGCCCGCCTGGGCGACCGACCCTTTACACGCCGAGCCGTCCGGGGTGTTCCGGGCGCTGAGCGCGAGCCACGATTTCGACCACCGGCACGACCGCTGGCGGTGGAACCCCGACCCACGGATCTACAACCGCACAACCAACCAGGAGAGCACCGCATGACCGACGCAAAGACTGTCACCACCACCGACGGCGAAACCATCCACTACTGCAGCCCCATCGAATTCGTCACGCGTGCCAATGCCCGCGAGCGCCGGGTCAAGCATCAGGTGGATCTCAAGGATTTCGTCAGCTTCCTGCTGGCGCGCGTGGACGTGGGCACTGACATCCCCAACGAGCGCCTGGACGGTCTCATCGCCGAGTACGTCGACAAGGTCGAGCCGAAGGTCTCACCCTAGTGGTGGCCGACATCCTGCTGGCGCTGGGCCTCATCGCGCTCTTCGCCGTCGGCGTGCTGCTCGGCTATCAGGCCGCGAAAGCCGGAAACCGTGCCCTCGATGAAGTCATCGCCGAAGCCGAAGAATCCAACCCCGACCCCAACACCATCCCGTGGAGCCGACATGACTGAGACCATCACCCTGGATCCCTGGCAGTTCAAGTGCTGCGCCGCCCTCGCCGCCGACCGGATGGCGACCTCCAATGATGCCGGGTGGAACAACGCCTCGACCTACGAGCGCACCTACCTCAAGCGCCTGGAAGAGGAAACCGTCGGCGCGTGCGGAGAAATGGCCGCAGCCAAGGCCCTGGACATCTTCTTCTCCCCCTCGGTCAACACGTTCCACAAAACCACCGACCTCCCGCACAACATCGAGGTGCGTGCCACCAACCGCGACCCGAACGGGAGGGTCAGCCTGATCATCCGCAAGAACGACCCGAGCGACCGGATCTTCGTTCTGGTCAACGGCGAGCCGCCGGTGATGCACGTGCTCGGCTGGTTCATCGCCGAGGACGCGAAGAAGCCGGAATATCTGGACAACCCGAACGGCCACCGGGAGTCCTGGTTCGTGCCGAAAGATCACCTGCACCCCATCGCCGAATTGAAGTCCTGGATCGCCGAAAAGAAGATTGGAGTCCCCTCGTGATCACCACCCTGCTGGCCACCCTGACGTTCACGCTGTCCCCGGCCCCGGATCCGACCCCCTCCTACCCCACGCCGACCCTGCTGCCCAACTACGTCACCAACGGGGACGGCAGCCGGATGCAGTGCACCCCGAACCTGTCCCAGTGCTGGCGCGACACCACCGGGCTGCCCTCGTATCTGACCGGCGCGTAACACCGAACCGAAACGAAAAGCCGAAGAGATGAAATACACCCACGACTGCCACGAGCACCAGGCCCGCCTGGAACTGAGGATCCTGGAACTGGAAGACACGAGCCGAGGAATCGTCTCCATTCTGGCCACCCTCAACGACATGGTCGGCACCCTCAACCGCGCCCTGGAAACCACCGCCCACACCCTGCACGGGCTGGCCTCCGCGCTGCCCCGGAATGCCCCCTCATTGCCTCTCTGGCCGACGACCGCCACCACGACCACCCCGACATCCGCACCGTCCTCTCACGCCCCGCAGGGGTGCAATGGGCCGTGCCAGAGTGCAAACAACCAATAGCCACACCCACCCACTACGCAAAACCACACAAACCCACATTCATCACCACAAACCCACACACCACAGGCTGTTGCTCACCTGCAGAACGCATAAACACAGGGGATGTCAAGCTGCAGTGTTTGACAACTGCACCTGCAGGCGTATCTTGGGCATTACCACCACCTACGCCCAGGAGGCACACACCATGAACACCGAGGCCATCGCCAAGGTCATCGACCAGCACCGCTGGCACGTCGGCAAGAAGCGCTGCATCTGCGGTGCCGAGACCGGCAGCCACTCCCAGCACGTCGCCGAGCAGATCGTCGCTGCTGTCGAGGCCCGGTCATGACCCCCGCCATGCGTGCCGCCTTGGAGGCTGCCGTCCGGCGCGGAGGCACCGTCATGACCAACACCCGCACCCACGCCGCCTTGGTCCGCCAGGGATTCGTCGAGGGCGTGCAGATCACTGCAGCCGGACGGGAGGCCGTCGCATGAGCACCACCACCACGACCGTCACGGTCAACGTCACCCAGCTTGACCCCGACGACTACTACGACAAGACCGGCAACGCCGGGCTGGCCATGGATCTGGCCGAGAAGCACAACGCCGTCCACACCGGGGGCGGCACCGACTTCGTCACCGGCCTGAGCGACATGGACTTCGAGATCGACGTGACCGACGTGTTCGGCTTCACCGCCGCGCTCGACGCGTTCGAGATCACCTGGCGGATCTTCCCCAACGACGACGACGAGGATTGACCAACGCCCGAAAGCCCCCGGCCCACGCGGTCGGGGGGGTTTTCATTTTGTCAAGCGATTTCGCTCTCCGAGAAACTGCTTGACGAGCACATTCGACATCTGGGTGTCAAGTTTTTTCTGCGTTTGCGCTATAGCCCGATCCGGCCTATCCTGGTGTGACACCACCACCTAGCCCTCGAAAGGGGAATCTCATGACCGGCATCATCAACTCCGCCCCCGTCCGCAAGACCGTCGCCATCGGCAACTACCTCGTCGAGCTGCGGATCCACGACAGCGGCGTGGTCGGCGCGGACGTGACGTACAAGGGCCAGTTCCTGCACGCGCTGGCGGCGGACGACTACGACACCGCGCTGCTGCTCGCCGGTGGCGAGATCCGCTACCACACCGGCCTGCGGGTCAACGGCCAGGCCAGCCGCCTGGTGTTCTCGACCGACCTGCAGGAGGGCGACCAGCTCACCTGGGGCATCGTCCGCAGCATCGAGGTGCTCGACGACGAGGTGCTGATCACCACGACCGACGGTCACCAGACCGGCGTGAGCGCGACCGAGCAGCTGCGCGTCAAGGTCGACTGATCGTCGCAGCTCAACCGGCATACAGCCCCCAGGTAAAACACCTGGGGGTTGTTTGTTTGCGCTATAGCCCGAACGCGCCTATCCTGGACAGCGTCACCACCACCACCGACGAAAGGGTCATCATGACCACCTCCACCCCCGCCCGCATCTTCACCCGCGACGAGGCCAAGGCATCGGATCTGCGCTACGTCGAGCTGATCGAGATCGCCCGCGCCGCCGACCGCAAGCGCAACAGCGCGCTGGAATCCCTGCGCTACACCGTCGGCGACCGCCAGACCGGCTGGGGCCGCGACCGCCGCTGGGGCCTGACCGCCCAGGAGGCGTTCGACAAGGCCGTCGAGCTGGCCGCGACCGACGAGACCTACAAGGGCCGCGAGGCCAAGGACGCGGTCGCTAAGTACCGCGCCGCCGCCGAGGCCGCTGAGGTCGCCGGTGCCGCCGTCTCCGAGCACGGCAAGCTCTGGTACGAGCACGGCCAGTGGAGCCGGTTCCTCGCCGTCGTCGGCGGGCACATCCACAACAAGGAGGGCTGCTTCACGCTCCGCTGGGACACCCTGACCTACTGGCTGCCCGAGCTGTCCGGCGACACCGAGGCCGACGCGGTCGAGGCTTACGGCGAGGTGCTGTGCAGCCACTGCTACCCGACCGCCCCGGCGGCGTGGCAGAACGGCAAGCTGCTCACCGGCCCGGACGGCAAGCCGATGACCAAGGCCCAGCAGGCCGAGGCCCAGGCTGCCAAGGCTGCCGAGAAAGCCGCCAAGCAGGCTGCCAAGGATGCCAAGGCGGTGTTCGTGCCCGGCACCCGCGAACTGGTGCTCGATGTCGACCTCAACGAGATCAAGACCGAGCGCAGCCTGGTCACCGCCATCCTCGACGTGCTGGCCTACCACCGTGGTGTCCGGCTCGACGAGCGCAGCTCGCGCGCCACCAAGCGCGACCGCCAGACCTGGGAGGTCATCGCCATCGACGAGCGTTACCCGACCTACCGGGAGTGGCTCGACTACGCCTACACGGCGCTGGCCGCGAAGCACGGCAAGACGGTCGAGGAGATCAAGGCCGAGATGGACAAGAAGCTGCAGGCGCGCAACGCGCGCAATGGCCGGTAACGGCCCCCAGCAGCCTCACAGCGGCCCCGGCAGCCAGCCGGGGTCGTTCTGTGTGTCCGGGGGCGGATCCGGCGCGCAGAGCGCCACACAGCCCCGTTCGCTCACGGCGAACACGTTCAGGCTGTAGCGCGTGTATCGTGGGGGTCACCACCACTTCGACGAAAGGCCATCGCCATGAGCACCTTCACCCACAGCCAGCGCACCATCTCCAACATCATGCTCGGCGCGCAGCGCACCGTCGGACGCAACCAGGTCACCTTCAAGGTCGGCGACTTCGTCGGTGCTCGCCTGCGCACCGAGCACCACACCGGTGTCGTCACCGCCGTCCGGGGCGACATGATCACCATCGGCAGCTCGAACCAGGGCAACGGCACCTTCGACGCGGACTACTTCTACATCATCAAGGGTGTCGACGAGACCGACTCCGAGGCGTTCCAGCGTCGCCTGGCCCACCACGAGCTGACCCGCTAGCTCCCCCGTTCTCGGCCCTCTGGCAGCCCGCCAGGGGGTCGTTTGCGTTTCGGGCTATAGCGCGTACCATGAAGGGCACCCACCACTTCGCGACGAAAGGCGACAGCCATGTCCACCACCACCCGCATCTCCACCGTCCCGACCCACCTGAACAACGAGCGCGCCAAGGTCGTGCGCGCTGCCGAGGCGGCGGGCTGGGAGCGCGTCATCGCGACCCCCAACTACGAGATCCTGGTCAGCCGCGAGCTGCGGATGGAGGTGCACGCGTTCTTCGCGCCCACCACCGGCAAGCTGGTCGACGCGGGCCTCTACGGCCAGGGCAACGCCCGCCGGGGCTACGCCAAGGCCGAGCGCGCTCGCAAGGACGGCATCAACCCGGCGCTCAACCTCGTGGTGTCCTGGTTCAAGTAGCCCGGCCCGCTCACCGGCCCTCGCCCTCACCGGCGGGGGCTGGTTTGCGTTCGGACTGTAGTGCGCCTATCATGGGGACACCACCCACCCACACACCGGAGGCAACCATGTCGTTCACCCTTACCGCCAGCGCCGACTGGCAGCCCATCATCTACCGGCGCATCGGCCTGACGTTCGGCCCGCTCGTCGCCGAGGTCGAGCCGTCCTGGAGCGGGCGTGAGTACGACGACACCCGCTGGGAGTGGGTCGTCACCGTCGACGCGTACTCCGGCGGCTTCTCCCGCAGCGGCGAGGCCCCGACCCAGGCCGCAGCCCAGGAGGCCGCAGAAGCGGCCATCCGGGAGGCGTTCGCCGGGCAGGCGCTCGACGCGCCCGCCGTCCTCGACGCTGCCGCCGAGGTGCTGTCCGGCTTCCAGGGCAGCGAGATCGCCAACGCCGCCGCCCTGCTGCCGGATCTCGCCGACCAGCTCCGGCTGGGCGTGCTCACCCCGGTCGACGAGGGGGTGACCGCGTGATCTACGTCTGCGAGCCGTGCGGGACCGCCTGCTTCTGCCCCGCCCAGGACATCGAAATGTCCAACGTGTACCCGGTCTGCCATTCCTGCGAGCAGGAGATGACCCCCGAAGACGACATCTAGCCCATCACCCCTACCCACCCCCGAACGTCCGTCCACGACCCACTGAGAGGCCCGCAATGACCATCACCGACAACACCTACAAGTGCTCGCGCTGTCGCGAGCCGTTCCCCGGCGACAAGCTCTTCGCCGCCAGCGGTCGGCGCTTCCTGTGCTCCGGCTGCGAGGACATCGAGGCCCGCGAGATCGAGCAGCGCGCCCGCCAGCGGGAGACCGCCAACCGGATCATCGAGCACCTGCCGCACCCGGTCAAGGACGCGCCGCACCTGGTCGTCTGCGCCTGCGGCGAGACCTTCCGGGCGGTGCCCGCCGAGACCACCGCGATGGGGGTCTGGGGCACGCACCTGAGCGCCGTCCTCACCGGCGAGGCCGACCAGTGAGCGCGCTGTCCTGGTTCGACGAGGACGAGATCATCGAGACGTGCGGCTGGTGCGGCCACGAGCACCCGCGCGGCTTCGACTGCGGCTGTGTGCCGTGCTCGTCCTGCGGGGGCTTCCACGGCCCGTCTGGGGGCCAGGAATGAGCGCCCGCAAGCCGGTCGACCGGTGCGCGTTCTGCGAGCACCCGATGTCCAAGCACGGCGCGCTCGGCTGCACCCACAGCTTCCCGATCCTGGGCCAGTACGGGCGTGCGGAGGGCCAGCCGGTCGGCACGCGCGGCTGCCTGTGCCAGCTGACCCGCGCCGAGCTGCGCGACGGAGTCGACATCGCCGTCCTCAAGACCATCCGAGCCGAACAGAAGCAGGAGACCGCACCGTGAACGAGACCTACAAGATCATCCGGTTCTACCGCGACGACCGCTCCAACCGGGTGCTGGCGACCGGCCTGACCCGCGAGGCCGCGCAGGCACACTGCCAGGACGAGGGCACGCGCGGGTTCGGCTACTTCGACGGTTTCGAGGCCGAGCAGTGAGCGGCTACCACCGGTTTAAGAGCCGCCACCTCGCCGTCCTGCAGCGCCGCCACGACTTCCTCGCGGCCTGCGAGGCGACCGACACCGCCAACAGCTACGAGCGGGCCGAGCGGGCCGCACTGGAAGCCGCCCTCGGCGAGCTGCGCGCGGTCCTGGAAGCCCGCCAGATCGAAAGGGAGATGACCGCATGACCAAGGGCCTGGGCGCACGGCAGCGCCGGATCCTCATCGGCATGCGCGAGCGCGGGCAGGGCTTCTGGCCCGCCGACTGGATGCTGCGCCACCCCGACCGCCAGGTGCTGGCCGGGCTGTTCGCCAGGGGGCTGGTGACCAACGACACCAAGCACGCCCGGCTGACCATCGAGGGCCAGCGGGTCTCGGCCTGGCTGACCGGCGAGCGCCCGCACTCCCGCGCCTGGGAGCGCGAACTGTTCGACACCGACATCCCGGAAAGGATTGAAGCCCGTGGCTGACCTCTTCGCGCCCGGCGAGCGCGTGCACATCACGCCGGACATGAAAACCGTCCACCAGATGGGGCGGCTGGCCCGCGTGGGGTACGAGGTGCCGGACCTGATCGGGGCGACCGGCACGGTGCACGAGCACACCCGCCTGTGGTCGTGGGACGAGAGCCGTGAGGCCGAGCCGAGGATCACCCACGAGTCGGTCGTCGTCATCCTCGACGACGGCACCCGCACGAGCTGTCAGCCCGACTGGCTGAGCCGGATCTCCGACAACGAAAGGATCGACGCGAATGGCTGATTTCGTCTCCCCCAATGAACGGCACGTGATCAACCGGGTGTTCGGGTTCGCGTGCGTGCTGCGCGCCGCCGGTCTGATGCCGCCGGATGAGGACGAATACTTCGAGCGCCCGTGGAAGTGGGGACGGGAGTACGTCGCCTGGCAGGAGGCCGGGAAGCCGGAGATCCCCGACCCGGCGAGCGACACGACCGATCTCGCGTGGGAGCGGTTCGTGCGCGCGGTCGGCGCGCTGACGTGACCGCATGTCGCCCTATGGTCGTCCTCTAGCGAGCGTACAATGACCAACGTGACCGACACCCACCCACCGGATCCCGACGACGTGCGCGCTGCGCTCGAACAGCTCAACGACGGTCCGACCGAGGAGAAGCTGCGCCGGGCGATCACGCTGCTGACCGGCTTCACCGACGCGTACATCGCCGAGCTGAGCGACCCCTAGCAGCCGCGCGCCCTCGGGGTGGGTCGGCCTCCGGGGGCGTGCGGTCACCAGAACACAACTTCATACTTTCCACCCACCCACTGAAAGGACATGGCCATGGGCCAGTATTACGCTGCCGTCATTCTCGACGAGGAGGGTCAGCCCACGCACGTCACGCGCCCGTGGGACTTCAACAACGGCGCGAAACTGATGGAGCACTCCTACCTCGCCAACGAGTTCGTCTTCGCCGTCGAGACCCTGCTGGTCAACACCGAAGCGCCGCGCCGGGTGGTGTGGGCCGGGGACTACGCGGATCCCGAGCCGGGGACCGAGACCAACCTTTGGCACGACACCGGCGTGCTTGAACCGTATCGCCCGGACGTGCCCGCCCTCGGTGAGCGGCACAACTGGCGCAACGACAAGCAGGTCATCGAGCGCGACCCGGAGATCCGCCCCAACGCCTGGCCGGTCATCATGCCGCGCGTCGAGTCGTACCCGTACCTGGTCAATTGGGACAAGAAGCTCTACATCGACAAGCGTGAGGTCGGCGACCCCGAAGACGAGGGCTGGACCCTGCACCCGATGCCGCTGCTGACCGCCGAGGGGTGCGGGCGCGGGGGTGGGGACTACCGGGGCGAGGACGACTGGGTCGGATCCTGGGCGCGCGATCACCTCATGCTGATGGCCTCGATCCCGCAGGGCTTCAGCCAGCTGGTGTTCTACAGCCGGTCGAGCAAGGGCGGCGGGAGCATGATCTACTGCGGCCCCCAGCCCAAGCGCAAGCGGCGGCGCTAGCGCCCCTGTCAACACGCTCGTTCCAGGTAAGAAGCACCAGGAGGATGTGCGGATGAAGCGTGTTTCCAGCGACGACTGGGAGGCCGAGGAGCGCCGCCTGGACAAGCACATGCGGGACAACCCGGAGCTGTACGAGGCTGCGGGCTTCACGCACGGCCCGGACGGCCAGCGGCTGCCGAAGTGGAATCCCGAAGCCGATGCGTTCGATCCGCGCATCATCGGGGCGGCGCTGAAAGCCGTCGCACGCGCCTCGGCGATCATGCGGCTCTCGATGCGCCGGACGGCCAGTCAGTGCCCGGACTGTGGCCGCAACATTCCAGCCTCCGAGCCGCACTGCCAGAACTGCGCGGACGAGAAAGCCGCCCGCAGCGCCAACCAGTGGGACGAGCACGAGTACGGACCGCCGATGGTGCCGGGGCAGTACATCGGCCCGGAGTGGCCCGAAGAGCTGTCCGAGCATCTGACTCGGATCTGGTCGCCGTTCAACAGCACCGACCTGCTGCGCGCACCCTACGATGCCGGGTACGCGGCAGCCGGTCATCCGGTCCTCGGGCTGTCCGCGCGTCAGGCCGAGCAGGCGTGGCGGGAGGCGGGCGGCGAGCTGCTCGGTCGGCACAAGCAGCACTACGGCAATCCCGGCTTCGCCGAGGGCTACAGCGACGCGAAGGCCGGTGCCTCGAACCAGTTCGACGACCTCTTCGGGCCGTGGGATCCGGACAAGCACCAGGACGCTCTCGACCCTCGCATCATCGGCGCGAGTTTCGATCCCCGCGATCTGGGGATGAGCAAGGGTCGTCTGGAAGACCAGGAACGCCGGAACGATTCCCGCGAGGAGCACGGCTACCGGTGGAAGGACGATCCCAGCGGGATGCCCGCGAATTTCGCGACCGGCTGGGCGCTGCACGAGGTGCCGCGCGACAGCTTCTACCACGAGGAGCTGCCGAACTACACCTGGGGGCTGGGCTACAAGCTGTCGCCGGAAACGGTGAGCCAGCTGCAGGCCGCGCAGGGCAACCCTGAAGCTCCGGTTACCATTTACCGGGCGGTCCCGCACATGGGGATCCGGGAGGGGCTGCCGTTCAACTCCGGGGACTGGGTGACCGTCGACCGGAACCAGGCGCACGCGCACGCCAAGCTGCCCGGCCTGATGCGGCTCAACGACGGCTATCCGCTGTCGGTGTATCAGACCACCGTTCCGGCCAAGCATCTCTACACCAAGGGCAACTACGACGGGCTGGCCGAGTACGGCTATCACGGCCCGCCCCGGCACGGTGGCCGGTCTCGAATCATTGGGGCCAGCCGTCACTTTGCTAGCACTGTGGAGTGGCCGGAAGACCTCAACCATCACCTCGACGAGCCGACCGGCTACAACGCCGGTTACGCCGCCTACCACCACCCGGCTTTCGCCGGGGACTGGAACAAGGCCGAAGAGGCGTTCTACGTCGGTGCGGGCGGCAAGGGGACGAAGTTCGAGGACGGCTTCGAGGACGCGCAGAACGGTCTGCCCTCTCAGCTCGATCAGGTGGAGAAGCGGTACAAGCCGCTGCGCGAGGTCGCCGACGATCTACGTCAGCGGCGGCACAACGACATGAGCGGCATGGGCGACCTGACGGTCAACGAGCACGGCATGCCCGCCCGCACGCAGGGGCCGTCGACCGGTCACCCGAAGGGCAGCTGGGAGGGCTGCCCGACCTGCAACCCGAAGAAGGGCATGGGCGACTCGGACTACCAGGATCCCGACGACAACATCGACCCGTTCGATCCGCGTCTGATCGGTGCGGGACGCAAGACGGCGGACTGGAAGCCGGAGCCGAGTCGCGAAAGCGTGGAGTATCACTGCAAGACGTGCGGCGAGCCGCTGGCGGAGGATTACTACAACGGCGGGTGGTTTCATTACGACCAGAACGGCGAGCGGTCGGTCGAAGACGTTGGTCACTATCCCGATGTTGATTACACCGTGCACAACTCGAAGCCGGAAAATCAGGTTCGGCACGAGATGCAGCATGATTGGCACCCCGAACAGCATCCGGTGCCGGACTGGAAGGACTGCCCCACCTGCTCGCCGCATGGTCTTTCGGAGCCGAGCTATTCAGATCCGGACGAAAACGTCGACCCGTTTGATCCCCGGATTATCGGCGCGGCGCTCAAGGCTGTGGGGTATGCCGGTGCGATCATGCGTTTGAGTCAAATGTCATATGACGAAGTGATGAAGCGCATTGACGATCAGCTTGCTCGGGGTGAGAAAAGCACTCACAACGAGGATGCCCGCGATTTCGTCGATGCCCTCAACGAGCACCTCACCCCGACCGGGCCGGGCACCTACGTGGTGCGCTCGCCGGAGGGTGACCGCCGGTGGGAGGCCGATGACGAGGATCACGCCGCAGAACAGCATCGGGATGCGTTTCCCGAAGAACCCATTTTGAAAGTTTTTCGCGACTAACTAACATCGAAAGGCAAGTGCCACAATGACTTTCACTGAACGCCTGCGTCTGATGGCTTTTGGCCTGACGATGTGGGTCACCGGAATGTTCACCGCCGCCGATGCCGACACCGCCACGGTGGTGGCCAGCTGCGCGCCGGTCATGGCCGGGCTGGGTGCGGGCCTGTTCGCGACTGCACTGCTGCCGGGGCGGATGGCGAGGTTCTCGTGAGGAGCTGGCTGCAGGCGGCGTTCGCCCTCCTGGTGGTGGTCGGGTGGTTCATCTTTGCGCTGTGGGTCATCGCCAGCGTCGCGCAGATTGCCGTCATCCAGCAGCACGGCACCGCCTGCACCGTCGCCGCCAATTTGGAGGTGAGCTGTGACCCGCACGCCTGACGCGTTCGGCAACGTCCACAACAAGGTTGACCATCGTGGTTATGTGGTTTTTCGGGATCCTGGTCGCTATGTGGGTTGCCATCGCCGCCCGGTTGAGGTTGCGCCGACCTGGTGGTGGGAGAAGCCGCTCAAGTTTTTCGCCTGGCTGGCAGGCGAGCGTGTTTGATCCGGCAGAGTACCTGGACGGCGCTACGGCGGTACGGATCCGGGTCGAGGTCATCCCGCATGTGCCAGATGAGGATTTCCCGATCCGGATGGTGATCAGCGACGTGGACGACAACGTCCTCACCGAATTGAAGTTCACCCCCGCCCGCGCCAAGGACACCGCCGTGACGATGGGGCGGCTGCTGTCCGGCTTCGTGCCGGGCAAAGACTCCTGGCGGCTGGCCGAGGGGCTACGCACGGCGGCGATCCGGGTCTGGGCAGAGCGCAACTAGCGGCGCGTCGGTTCCCGGATCCGTAGGTGTCTCAACCTACAATAGAAGTGAAGTCCACCCACATCAGGAGAGAGGAGATGCGGTGAGCAACATTCATGACCCGAATGGCTGGCACGGCATCGACGACGAATTCAACCGGGGCAGGCCGAACCGCTGCCCGGTGTGTTGGAGCAAGGCCAAGAAGCTGTTCTTCGACCCCGAGCGGGCCAAGCGGCGCGGGATCACGCTCAACACGGTCTACAACGACATCCATTCCCAGGCCCACGAGGAGCAGGCGTGATCAGCGAAAATGCACACTACGTGATGCCGGTCCCGGTCTACCAGACGTATCTGGCCGTGGAGTGGGTGCGCGAGGCCGACTGGGATCAGCACTGGATGGTGGTGCTCTACACCCCCGAGCATCGCGACGAGCTGAGCCGTCACTGCACCTTTACGGAGGGCAAGAAGATGGTGCAGGAGATCATGATGGCGGCGCTGCAGAAAGAGTTGGTGGCATGAGCAAGCACACCGCCCCCTGGACGTATGAGGATTTCGAAATGTACCCGCAGGGCACGGTCGAGATCTACGACCCCAACGAGGCCCGCAACATCGCGGTGTTCTACGACGAGGACGAGGCTCGCGAATACTTGGAGTGGCGGAACAAGCGCCAGGCCAAGCTGCGCCGCCGCCAGGCCAAGCGCCGGGCCAAGGTGGCTAAATCGTTCCTCGGCACTGAGTGGGCGAATCCGAGGTCGCAGTGACCGACTACGCCAACTCCCTGAGCCGTACCGCGCGCCGTCACGGCTGGACCGAATGCCCGCACAACAGCCTGGACTACTACACCCAGCGGTTCACCCGCCCGGAGCCGGATGGCCGCTCGTCGGTGGTGCGGGTGCGCGTCACTAATCGCATCGTCGATGCGCAGTGCGAGATCGGCGGACTGCGCCAGCAGTTCACGCTGCCGACCCTGCAGCGCGTCGAGGCGCTGTTGGCGTTTCCGGTGCCAGCTCCGAATCACCGCGTGCCGAAGTCCGGCAACCTGTTGTTCGCCCGGCTGGCCGAAGCGGTCGAAGAGTGGACCGATCAGCCCAAGGAAGACAGCCATCCGCTGTTGGCCGAGGCCGGTAACCGGCTTGCCGACGCGGCTTCAGAGCTGTTGCGAAACATCAAGGGGGACAAGGAATGTCCGTAATCGTGGCGCTGACCGCGATCCTGTTCATCACCGGACTGGTGGTGCTCGATGCGTAGCCTGACGATGACCCGGCTGCGAGTGCTGTGCAACGGCAAAGTCGCCTGGATCGGCGATGACAACATCCTCGAACACGAGACGCTGTCGTGGGCTGACCGGTGGGCGCTGTTCGGCGTGCACTCCTACAACTGGTGGTGGGTGCGCCGGTTCGGCTCGCGCCCGTGCGGCTGCGTGCACAACCCGCTGACCCGCAATCAGGTGCTGTTCTGCTGCGACCACGCGTGGGGGCCGCGCCGATGAACCGCTGGATCCGCCGGGGGCGGCATGCCTGGAAGGGCGCGTGCGCCCGCAACCTGTACGCCCTGCTGTTCGCGCCTGCGCAGGAGCGGTTCGTGCGGGTGTTCTGGTTCGACCCGGACGAGTACGTGGTGCTCGACATGGACAACCGGGTGATCGGCCATGACTGATTGGATCGTGCTGGGATGCGCGGGCGCAGCCGCCGCGCTGGCAACGTATCTGTTCTTCGGGGCCTACCACTACCGCTGGCGGCAGATTCGTGACGAGCCGAGCCTTCCGATTCCGGGATGCGGTTGCGAGTGCTGCGAATGGAAGCCGGGCCGTCATGCCGACTGATCATCAGTATCCGCGCGACTACACCGACCGGCAGCTGCTGGAGTCGATCTGGCGCAAGCTCGACGGGTTGGCCCACATGCTCGCTCCCCATGTCACGACCAAAAAGTCGGACGCTCCTGACGCGCACCCGGACGACATCGACTACGTGGTCGACGGCTGGACGAGAAAGTCTTTAACGAGAAAGTCTTTCCTCGACTCGCTGACCCCGACCTCCCGGCGGCGCTTTCTTGACAGAAGCGTCCTCAACAGAAACGTCAAGTGACGAAACATAGGGTGACCTGCGAGTACCCCGATTGCAGGCGAATATGGCGGGAGAACTGCGCAGACTGCGCGCAGGACATGGCCGAAAAGCATCGGCGCGAAACTGGGCACGATGTCCGGGTCCAGATCAGCTCAGAAACGAGCTGGCAGGAACTCAAAGAGATGACGGGCCTGGCGCACCCGGTGATGCTGCGCATGAAACGACGGGGATGGTAATGAAGCACGACGAGAACGCGTCGCTGGCGTGGCGCAACCTGGTGGTCGCCTGGCACGCCGAGCGCGACACCGACTGCGACTGCGACGACGACACCCCGGAAACCAAGTTCTGCGCACCCTCGATGGCTTACGCCGACGAGCAGGTCGCTCACGTTCCGGATCCGAGGCTGGAAGGCCCGTCGGATATGTGGGATCACGACATCTGGGTGGCGGCGTGGGGGTACAACGCCACCCTGGTGGTCTCCGACCGCGATTTCCAATTGCCGCCGCCGCCCAAAGAGATGATGTGGCTGTTGACTCGGATGTTGGTGCGTGGAGTCAAGGTGATTGACATCGCGTTGATGAAGCTCGGCAAGAACAACGTGACCACGCTGACCCGTAGCCGGGTCGTGCCGGAACCGGTGGCAGTTGCGGCCAAGGCGCGCAAGATGTTGCAAGAACTGCCGTCTTGAGACCCCCTTATGCTATAGTGGCTATGTAGCACTCTCAACACCCCACCCACTAGTGAGGACAATCGTTTGACCCTCCCTCTTCGGTTTGACCACCGGCCCAGCCTGGCTTCGCCGGTGCCCCGTTCGGTCTACACCGCACGCGACACCGCCGACCGGCTCTACACCATCGGCATCAACGCCGACGGCACCGACGGCTTCGCCGCCGTCTACGACCCGGCCACCGCCGCCACCGTGCACGCCCGCACCTACTTCGGGCTGCAGATGCGGCTGGCCGATTTGCAACACCACCTGCAGACCGTCGCCGACGGACTCGATACCCACCAGGAGAACCAGTGAAGATCACCACCAACGACGGGGTCACCACGACCACACACGAGTTTCGGGACATCGACGAATACCGGGCGTATTTGCGGATCCAGGCCGAGCTGCGCGGGCAGGTGGTGGTGGCCACCGCGCCCGTCATCGAACCCGAGATCGTCGGAGATGAGGACGAAGACGAGGACGACGAGTTCGAAGATCTGAAAGTCTTCACCAAGCGTCGGCACCGCAACGTCACCCCCAATCCCCCTGCCCCCGCCGGACGCTGGCCCGACCTGATCTACCTCACCGAGGCGTGGAATGAGGTGTTTGAACTGCTGCGGGCCTATCCCGAGGGGCTGACCTCAGAAGAGCTGGGCTACGGCATGGGCATCCCCCTCGACATCGCGTCGGGGCGGGCCATGCGGCTGCGTGAGGCCACGCCTCTGATCCGCATGGAGGGCAATCGCCATCTGCTCACTGAGATCGGCGCAGACCTCACCCTGCGGGTCATGCTGACCCAGAACCCCGGTCGGCGCAATAAGCAGCTCGGCTGGGAGCGGTTCATGGCGCTGCCCCTGCGTGACGGTTCCCGGCGGAAGCGCCGCCGGTGAGCCAGCACCCGCAGTCCTGGGCGGAGGCGCTGGCGGCAGTCGACGAGGCGCTGGCCGAGCTGGCCGCGCTCCGCCGCGAAGTCGCCCGCCTCACGTCCGACCGCGACGGTTGGCGAGCCAAAGCCTCCCATCAGGGCAAATAACGAATCAAGCTGTAGGGCTTGACAAACAAAACTGCAGAGTTCACACTGGTGTCAGCCCGGAAAACCGGGACCACCATCACCACCCACTCAGGAGTCGAAATGACCATCACCACCCCGCTGCCCGATCAGCACCTCCGCAACGGCGACATCGCCGAGCTGTCCCGCCGCCTGCAGGACATCAGCGCCGCCAGCGTCGACCTCAACATCCCGGCCTCCCGGCTGTCGGTGCGCGAGGGTCGGCTGGATCTGACCAACATCGAGCCGGTGATCACCGACACCGGTGTCGTCGACGTGTCCGGCCAGCACTCGCTGACCTCGACCGCCGTCGGCCACCTCGGCGGTCTGACCGGCGTGCCGGTTCGCTACCTGCGCGACTGCCAGTCGGCCAACCTGCCGCTGTTCGACGAGAACCTCAACAGCTGGTTCGCGCACGAGCGGCTGTCGGAAAAGAACGTCCTGGTCCGGCTGCTGGTCGGCCTCGACTCGCGCAACCCGGAGATCGTGGGCCAGGCCCGCGCGTTCCTGTCCGACCGCTTCGACGGATCCAAGGACAACCTGCCGTTCCTGCTCGCCGTGCTCGACGGCATCCGCCAGGCCGGTCTGCGCGCCGACCAGCTCGACATCAAGGGCGACCTCTCCGAGGACCGCATGTACGTCACGGTCAACGCCCCGGAGATCCAGGGCTACGGCTGGAAGCTGCTGGAAAACTACCGCTCGCCCTACGGCGACGGTCGCGGCACCGGCCACGGCGGTCTGGACGCGGAGAACCTGCCGATCATCTCGGCGGGCCTGCTGATCCAGAACAGCGAGACCGGCGGCTCGGCTGCCAAGATCACCCCGCGCCTGGTCGTGCGGGCCTGCTCGAACGGCCTGCAGGTCACCCAGGACGCGATGCGTCAGGTGCACCTCGGTGCCAAGCTGGCCGAGGGTCAGGTCGAGTGGTCGAGCGACACCCGCGCCGCCGCCACCCAGCTGGCCCGCACGCAGGCCGCTGACGCGGTCCGGTCGTTCCTCAACGCGACCTACGTGCAGCGCGTCATCGACCAGCTCGAAGCCGAGGCCGACACCCCGGTCAAGGAAGTCAAGAAGACCATCGAGGTTGTCGCCAAGGAACAGGGCTACACCGAGGCCGAGGCCGACTCGATCCTCAACTTCTTCATCGACGGCGGTCAGCGCACCGCCGGTGGCGTGCTGCAGGCCATCACCGCCGCCGTCCAGCAGATCGACGACCCCGAGCGGGCCTTCGACATCGAGGCCACCGCGATGGATGCCATGAAGACGGCAGCCCGCGTGGCCCGCGAAGAGGTGGCCGTCTAGGCCCCTCCGGGGGTGCCCCGCCCTGTGGTGGTGGCGGGCACCCCGCGCAGGCCCTCCGGGCGGAGACCCCTAACGCCCGTCCGGAGGGCCTGTTCTCTACCACCACCCCGAACCTACTGAAAGGACGGCCATGATCATCGCCGACCTGATCGACGCGGACAGCCTGGCCAACCGGGGCCGGGTCTACCTGTCCGACACCCCGTTTCCCGGCGACACCATCGCCACAGCATCCGAGGTTGTGCTGGTGATCCGTCGCCGGTTCATCGACCTCGGACCCGAGGAATCGCACCGAGCCACTGAACGGCTCTCTGCCGAACTGATTGTGAGGAACGCATGATTATCCGCACCCTGGCCGCTTTGGCCATCAGCGTGGCGCTGGGAGCCGTTTTCGCCCCCACCGCCTCCGCCGACACGCAGGGCTTTCTGGACGACCTGCATGCGGCGGGCTGGACCGCCGCCCACGGCGACAACGGCCTGCTGTCCAACGGCTACCAGGTTTGCCAGATGCTCAACAGCACGACCGGCGACCGGGTGGCCGCTTACGTCTACCGCAACACCGACTACAGTGTGACGCGCGCCGACGCGCTGGAATTCGTCATGATCGCGGTCAACAACCTGTGCCCGTGGCACGACCACCGCAGTCAGGGGCAGGTCGCGTGAGGGGCTTTCTGATCCTGGGCGGGATCCTGGCCACCCTGGTCGGTGCGCTGTTCTGGGTGGCCCCGCGCGCGGGTGCCTACCAGACCGTGTACGCCGTCACCCGCGTCGAGTGGGCGGGCAGCCCGTGCGTGCAGGTGTACGGGGCCAGCGTCGGCAATCCATACCTGATCGGCTCGCCGGTCTGGCAGTGTGACAGCAACGGCAGCCCGCACTGGGCCGAGTGGACCGAGAGCCGCGCCAGCGGCCAGGTGGTCGGTATTGACCCCGAGATGGGATCCAACGCCTGGATCAAGTGCACGCTGTGGATCAACGGTCGCGTCGAGTATGTGGACTATGCCACGGCGGGCAACGGTCACCAGGTTTCTTGCCTCCGGTACGTCAACTGAACCCTGCCGGTCGCCTCCTGTCGGACTCAAAGAACTGAACCGACAGGAGGCGATCTCTATGGCTGAGGTGCACATCCAGCTATTCGGCGGCGAGCAGGACGGCTACCGAACCAACATCGACCTGCGTGGCTCGACCCCCGAGATGTTTTACATCTGGCGGGCGGTGGACAACGAGCAGATCGCGACCGCGTCGGGCAAGAAGCGCATGATGCTGGCGGACAAATTGGCGGTGCTGGCGTACAAGCTGCGGGGCGAAGAACCCAAGACGGGGGTGCCCGGCGAGCGCGAGTTGCAGTACGAGCGGCACGCCGAGGCCGACAAGAAGGTCTCCGACCCGGCGCTGTGAACCGGCTGGCCAGCTCCTCGAAAGGGTAGATGACCCGAGGAGTGATCGCCGATGTTCCGATCTTCACAGAACTTGCGCCTGGCCGCTGAGATGCGCGCGTTGGAGCGCGTCGCCCGCCCGTGGCGGGAAGCCCGCCGCACGTGGTTCGACGGCACCCCCGAGTCTATCGAGGCCCGGCTGGCCTCCACCGAGCGGGTGCTGACCTACGCCCGCGCGGGCATGACGCAGGCGCACATGGATCTGACACGGGAAGCCTCGGCGGCGCGCTCGGAGCTGCTAGAAGCCAAGCATCGGCTGCTCAACGATTTCCTCGACGACGGCGCGCGGGCGTTCAAGGGCAGCAAGCGGGTAGCCGACGGCGACGGCAAGATCGACCGGGAGCAGGTGCGCAAATGCGAAAGTGGCGAGTGCGGCCACGACGAGCCGACCGAGGACGGCGACGATGCGTGGGCCGAAGCGCACGGTAACCCGCACGTGCCGCGCGAAGCCAGCTACCCGCTCGGCCCCGGCTATGAGCGTCCCGGCTTTGGCCCCGAAGACATCGCCGACTACGAAGACTACCTGCACCAGCACGACTACCACGCCGACGACACCGACCTCAACGCGATGGGTCACCGGCTGCACCCGGACGCGTTCGACGATGACGACCCGGCTCGGTACAGCTATCTTCGGTATGCCGACGACAGCAGCACCGCCCCACCCCCGGCACCGCAGCAGCAGACGCAGGTGGCCCGCCGCACCGCCGTGTTCGCCGGTGACGACGACAACTGGCCCCACGGCTACCCCCTGCCCGAGGGCAGCAGCCCCATCGACAACGGCGACGGCACCATGACGTGCCCGAATTGCGGATACGACGAGGTCAAGCCCAACACCTCCTCGACCTGCCCCGAGTGCGACCACTACCACGAAAACTTCCTCGACGACTCCGACGAGGCGGTCGGCGGATTCGAGCGGGCGATGGAGCGCAAGTACCCCATTCTCCCCGAGCACGGCGGACCCGAGTCGGGACTGTGGGGCGGTAAGTGGGCCAGCCATTCCTGGAATCACCAATGAGCAACGACGAAATGTGGCGCACCGCCGAGGTGCTGTTCCCGCCGTGCGAGAAATGCGGCCAGGTCGCCGGGTATGAGAATTACCCGTGGGGCAACGGCATGCTGTGGTGCAAGAACCGAGCCTGCCAGAACATCGTCAGCCCCAAGGATCTGGCGCACCAGTTTAACAACCTGATGCTGCAGCACGACCTGGATGTGTCTACGCTGCCGGAAACCGACCACCCCACGCGCGGCAAGCATGGCTCGTTGCGCCAAGCCGCGTGCGAGCACTGCGGTGAGGACGTGTGGCACGACAGCCATTCCGGCCAGTGGTTCCACAACGATGACGATTTGGACGAGCATGATGCTCGCCCGGACGAGTACGACGAGGACATGGCTGAGCGCGATGCCCGAAATGAAGCTGCCGACCAGCTTCGTGACGAGTGGGAGCTGCGGCAGGGATACCGGCTGGCGGACACCAACCCCTACACCGTCAACGACCCGAACCAAAGCGGGTTTCAGAACTTCATGGACACTGCGAAGAACTACGTGTTCGGCCCCGAAACCGACGGGGCGGGACACGAGGTGCGCAACATGGCGGTGCCGATGGTGCCGGGAATGGCCGTATCTGACGGCGTGAAAGCGGTCGGTAAGGGGTTGGCTAGCCAGATCAACCCGACTATGACTGGGCAGGAAGAGACCCCGGCGTTTAACCCCGGACCCATGAAGCCGAGCCTGGAAACCTTTTCAACCCCCACCTCGACGACCTCAACGCCGTCGTCGACCCCATCAGGAAGCGCCCCCATGACCGACAGCACCAAAACGTCAACCCTGATGCGGATGGCAGCCATCGAGTTTCTGGCCGAGCAGAACACCAGCGACCGCGACGAGTTGCTGTTCCGCGCGCATCGGCACGCGGTGAATCTGACCGGTCAGCTGTCGGCGATTCAGTCGGCGCGGGCCTGCCAGCTGTTTGTCGGTGCTGTCGACAATGAGCTGCGCACCGCCGGGTGTGGCTGCAACGAGGATGAGCCGTGCGACGGTTGTGGTGCCGAGGCGGGCGAAAAGTGCCGCCCGTGGTGCACCGGCGAAGCCGCTCACAACAACGAAAAAGAAGATAAAAAGACTCAAAAGAAATCGCACCGCACCGCGTTTGTCGCCGATTTCCCCGATGAGTTGATGTTCTAAGTCTCAGGTGTGCCGCGATAGTACGACGGCGAATTATGTTGTGGCGCAACGAAAGAGGTCAAGGCGGTGGCGAAATGGCGCAACCCGTTGGCTGGCGTTCGGACTACTACGGTGGGAATCGTCGCGCTGACTTCGTTGTGGACATCGTTTCAGCTGCTGGACAAGACCCCGCCGCCGGTGCTGGATCAGATTCTGGTGGCGGTATTCGGCATCTGGTTTGCGACCGAGGCCAAACGCAACAAACCGCAAAAATCTGAGGACGATGAGGAAAGCTGATGTCCGCACTTACCACACCGCACCAGGGCCACCGTCTCGACCACCAGGGCTACGCGCCGGAGATTTGGATCGGGCTGTTTATCACCGCGCTGTACCTGCTGCAGACCGAGCCGGTGATGGTGACCATCATGGACGAGCTGGAGTTCGCGCTGGACTTCCTGATGGCGGTGGGGTCGGGCATCTGCACGCTGGCGGCGTTTCTGGGCACCCGGTGGTTTTTCCCGAAGGTGCCTAAGCGTGTCTCGTACATCATGCAGCTGGTAGGGCTGCCGATCATTGTGCTAACGCTGGCCTGGTACACCTACGCCTCCGCCAGCGCATCGAACCTGGTGCTGGTGGTGCTGGGGGGCGGGCTGGGCCTGTGTATCGAGATCGGAAGCGTCAGAATGATCGTGGACATCGCCGATGAGTTACGCGACGGTGAAACATGACGTGGGGGCTGTGGGGGATCGGGGTGCCCGACGAGCCGTGGCACCGCACCGCCATGCCCTGGTATCACGTCTCGCCGCATGATCTGCCGGACGGTGAAACTTTGGTGCCCCGAGGTTCGCCGTCCCCCTTTGAGGAGTCGTTGTACTCCGATCCCGACAATGAGTGGCGGGGCGACGCGACGTGGATCACCGACAGCCCGGAAAACGCCCGCCGCTGGCAGAAAATGCTTTACAACGAGACCGGCACCTATCCCGAGCACCTGTATGAGGTGGAACCGGAGGGAAGACCGGAACCGCAGGTGTACGGCGATTTCTACAACGCGCCGCCCGAGTATTCGGTGCCCAGTGCCCGCATCATCCGCAAGATCAAGCCCAGGAAAGCGAGAATCATGTCCGCCGCCGTCACCGTCTACACCCAGCCCAACTGCATCCAGTGCACCATGACCAAGAAGCAGTTGGACAAGCTGGGCATCGCCCACGAGACGGTGGACGTGTCGAGCGACCCGGAGGCGCACGCCTACGTGCGCGGGCTGGGCTACACCGCCGCCCCGGTCGTGGTGGTCAACGACGGCGAGGATCACTGGGCAGGATTTCGCCCGGAGCGACTGAAGGCGTTGAGCGGTGAGTAGCTGGGGATTGTGGGGGTTAGGCGAATCACGTCACCGGGTGGCCGCAGAAATCAGAAAGAAGATTCCTGCTGATCCGAATTGGCTAGATGTAGGTGAGTACAACCGTGAACCCTGGTCTCCTTCGTCGGGCCTTAATCCTGGGTATGAACCTGCCGCCGCGAGCGATAAATGGTTCCACGCCAGTCCTCATCCTATGTCTGTGGGAGACAGAGTCGTTCCCGGCGGGGGTTTGACTTCCTTTGGTGAGTGGTATGACCAAACCACAAAAGAGCGGCAGAACCATGTATGGCTATCACCCACCGTCGAGAGTGCCCGAATGTGGGCAGATACCATGCCTGGAAATGGCACCCGATACATTTACGAGGTAAAGCCGGGAGCCAAACCTGTTCGATGGAACTTTGACGGCTTTGGTGGGTGGATCGCGCCACACGCCATAATCAGTAAAGAAGTTTGGAACAACCAAATCCACACCGCCTCCACCGACGGCATCCGATACGCGCACATCGTCGAGGCCGACGTGGCCGAAGACCTGATGCGGCTGGCGATGCCGTCGCAAGATGCCTACGACTACACGGTCATGGACTCCAAACGCAAGACCGACGACATCCCCGAACAGGGCGAGTTCTATCACGGCAGTAATCACGAGCATCAGCCCGGCGACATTCTGGAATCGGTGAGCGCCCGAGGCGATCAAGAGCGGCTGGACTACTACCGGAACTCCATCGGGGCACCGAATCACGCCGATTGGGTGTGGATGTACAACCACCCCGGCCCGGCCACCAAGTACCACAAGAACGTCTACCAGCTGGAGCCGCTCGATGAGGGGCCGTGGATCTGGAACAACATCAAGCGGGACGATGGGCAGTTCCGGCCCACCGAGAACGACGAAGATTTCCCCCGGCTGGTGTCGCCGCGCGCCCGCGTGGTGCGCAAGCTGACTCCCGAGGAGCACGCCGCCGCTGCCGCGCACATGAAGTCATATTACGACAGCCTGCGCTTGGATAACTCTCGGCTGGCGATGGCCTGGCAGGATTGGGCACCGCAGATTCAGGGCGGCTGTAGGGGCTGCAGCGGTGGCGGGGATTCCGGCGAGTATTACATCGCGCATGACAATCCCGGCAAGATTCCCGGCGACGACTGGCTGGGTCGCTCGTCGCTGAACTTCTATCACGACACCGGTGCCGACGGTCAGCCCGAGCTGTACATCTCTGGGATCCATACCAACTCCGCGTATCAGAAAGACGGGGTCGCTGAATCGCTGATCCGGCATTTACGCGACACTCACCCGGACATGCGGATCAATCCCGGTTTCATGACCAGCGACGGTCAGGCTTTCCACGACAAAATGCTGCAGAAGGAGCCATCGGCGAAAAGCATGATGGCCAGGCTTGCCGCCGTGAATCAGAATTTTCTCAACCGGCTGCACGACGAGTTTCACGACTGGTGGCGTGGCACCTATCCGCAACGATTGCGTGACGGGGATCTGCACGCTAAGCGGTATCAAGAAATGGCTGGCCCGGATTTTGGTCCGGTCGCGTACTGGCCAAACGTCGAATCTTTTTTGAAAGAAAAATATCCGGCGGCGCACCGGGGCCTGAGCATGGGTCACGAAGAGGCTCGACCTCTGCTCGACGGCACACCGTGGGATTATTTCTCTCGACACGACCCGAAGGACATTGCGCCCTACGAAACCGGCCCGGAGGCCGAAGCCAAGCATGGCTACGATCCCAAAGAGATCGCCGCCGGGATGCTGCTGCTGCACAACGAGTCAGATCCGCTGCGTGGAGACATGTCAGCGGAAGATCAAGCCCGGCTCAACGACATCTTCGACAAGCGCGTCAAGATGCAGCGCAACTACGAGCAGCGCAACGCGTCCGTGCGCGTCGCCTCCACTCCGTTCGATCCGCAGGCCGAACTGAAAGCGATCCACGGCTATTTGTTCGATGGCGTGCATCAGTTGGATTCGGGGCCGGTCGAGCAGATCCGCAGCCACCCTGATTCGCACCACATCATGTACACCCCGCACTGGACCGGCGAAGCCCTGTCGCAGTCGATGGGTCATAACTTTCCCCACGCTGTCCGCAAACAGGCTGATGAGTACGAGCGCACCCTGCGTCAGGTGATGGTTCACCCCGACGATCCGGCGGCACGTGCTGCCGCCGAGGAGGCTCGCAACCGGACCCGCATCGAGCTGCAGCATGGCCGCAGTTTCACCGTGCCGGATCTGTCTCACCTGTCACGCATCAGCGATCCGGACGACGATCCGTTGTATGGTCCGGTCAACCCGCGTTTCGCTATTGGTCTGGGCGGCGAAGATCTGCCGAGCCTTAACGCCTACAAGATCAACTGCCAGCGATGCGTGCTGGCCGCAGAGATGCGGGCGAAGGGGTACAACGTCGAGGCCCGCCCCAACTATCGCTCGCTGAAGGGCGGAAGCTCCAACGACAAGTCGCTCGACGATGCCGCCATCTCGTCGCTGTACCTGCGCCACGACGGGCTGCCCACGCACTTCCACGATGCCGAAGACATGTTCGACGCGCAGGATCCCCGCGAGCTGTGGGATCACATGACCGCGCATATCGCCGGATACGGCCCCGGCGCGCGGGCAGGCATTTCGGTCAGCTATGGCGGAGAAGATCCATATTCCGCCGGTCCGTTCCGGCACATGCTGCGCGCCCATGTCGACGACGGTGGCAACGTGATCTACTCTGACCCGCAAAAACCGCAGCATATTGCGTCGAATTGGCGGGAGCGCATCAACCACAGTTTGTATCGTGATAACGCGGATCGCCGTCGGGCCGCGCTGAGCACGCTGCAGAACCCCAACCTCTCGCCGTCGGACTACCTGGCTGCGCACGCCGCGCACAGCAAAGAGGTGTCTCCGCTGCGGTTCATCCGTCTGGACGACAAGACCATCGCCCCGAACGCATCGCAGTACGTGGTAGACCGAGGTACCATGGGCAGTGGGCTGGTTCTGCCGCCCGGATACAGGAGTGAATCGTGATTGACGCAAGTCAGGCGGTATGGATCGCCCGCGACGAAACCGGCGATTACACCTCCCCGGCCAAGGTGGAGGGTAACGGCCAGGGTTTCCTGGTGGATCTGCACCCCGCTGATGCCGACGCGTATTCGCACCGCCCGCTGTTCGTTGACGCGCGGACCGGCGAGGTCAGCATGGTTGACCCGGACGAATACTTCGAATTGAAGCCCACCCTGCGCCCGGTGTGACCGGCGACCTGTGTTCTTTCCTGGCAGTCCCTCGAAGGTGTAGGTAAACACACCGTCAACTGGGAGTAGGCAGGGACCACCATGTCCGATTTCGGAATGTTCGAGGCTGACGAGGCCACACAGGATCAGCCGCGACTGGCCGCACGCACCGCAGCGATGAAGCTCGAAGCCGCCATCGACACCGTGCGCAACGAGTTCGGTCGGTTCCTGATGGGCGCGACCGGCATCGACGAGTTCGAAGACCGCTGGCACTTGTCCAAGGCCGACATCCGCAAGGCGGTCGAGCCGTTCGTCTTCCCCAACACCGGCACCATGCGCCGTGTGCAGAACGCGATGAAGGCCGACTGGAAGCTGGCTCACCCCTACAAGCTGGCCGAGGACCGGGATGCCCCGATTCAGGATCTCGACGAGACCTACCACCCCTCCAGCGGCAACCTGATCCCGTCCGGCGATTTCGAGGGCTACAAGGATTCGGTCGACCAGAACGGCCCGGAGAAGGTGCAGCGCGACTTCACCCCCGGCGGAGATTCCGGCACCAACCGCGCCGCCCGCCGCGTTGAGGCTGGGGATTGGCCTCCGCGTAAGTGGGAGGACGAAGAAAAGTACGGTACATGCAACGTCTGCGGTTACGAGGGCGGACGGCACTCCGAGGATTGCCGCGCTCAGCCGGGCGGCAGCAAGGAGTCCAGCCTGCGGCACGAGGCTGCCGCGCTGGTGGCCGACATCTACACCGACTTCGCCCAGGCCAACGGCCTGCGCGTCGCCTCGCTGGACACCCTGGCTGCCTACGCTGACACCGGCATCGCCGAGGCCGATTACCGGCTCCTGGAGTCGATGATCATCCGCGCCGCCGAAGAAGCCGAGGAGTCCGAGGAAGAGCCGGAAGAGGACGGCGAGGACGACCACGAGGAGCCGGATGCCGACAACGAGGGTGGCCCCTCGGACGGCGACGAGGACAACGAGGACGACGAGGAGTCGGAATCTGATTCGGATGACGACGGCGACGAGGATTACGATTTCGGCGGCGGCGAGGACGAGGACGGCAACGAGGGCGGCGAGTCCGCCGGTGGCGAGCAGTTCACCGTGCCCGAGCAGGCCCCCCAGCTGCCCCCGCAGATGATGCAGGAGATCCCGCAGGATGACGCGGGCGGCACCGCCCCGGTCCCGCCGGAGGTCATTGACTCGCTGCTCGGCCTGCCGGAGGGTACCATCGAGCAGTTGTTGCTCGAAGAGGCGCAGAACGGCCAAAGCGGCGCACCCGAGGGTGGCGACGACTTCGGCGGCGAAACCCCGCAGGGTGGTGGTGACGATTTTTTCGGCGAGGGCGGCGGCGATAACACCGAACCGCCGCGTGTAGCCGCCCGCGAATTCTGGGCCGCGCCGGACGAGTCCGAGGAAGAGCTGACCGAGCGCCAGAAGCGCGAGCAGAAGGACAGCCTAAACACCCAGCATCAGCGGTGGCTCAAGGAAAAGGCCGCTCGCCGGTTCTGGGCTGCCGACGACGACCAGCCCGGCGACGACTCCGGTGGCGGCGAACAGGAGCCGCCTGCTGACCCGTCCGCCGGTGGCGATCCTGCCGCGATGGGTGGCGCGCCGATGATGCCGCCGCCGGGCAGCCAGTCGGTCGCCCCGCCGCAGCCCGCGATGCCGCTGGAAAACCAGCCCGCCGAGGACGCGCTGCTCGACACCGCCAACCAGGCGATCATGCAGATGATCGACCGGGAGACCGCCGAGTACCAGCAGATCATCGGCCCGCTGTCGCAGGCCCTGCAGGCCGTCCAGTTCGCCCAGCAGGTCGAGCAGTCCGAGCATCCGATGGACGTGACCCCGCCGCAGGGGTCGGTCAACGTGGATCCGTCGCAGGCCCCCGGTGGTGCCGGTAACCCGCAGCAGCAGCTGGCTCGTCTGGTCCGGAAGGCCAAGAAGGAGCAGACGCTCAAGAACGCCGCACAGCTGATCGGCAAGACCTACGGCATCAACAGCAAAATGCTGGTCGAAGCCATGGGCCGTCGTCAGTACGAGCACGTCGCCGAGGCGTTCCACATCCTGCCCCCGCAGGCTCGACAGACCCGTGAGGTCAGGGCCGCGTGGGATCATATCGGCAACATGTTCGCCGCCGACAACAGCATGTTCAACAAGGACGTGTGGATGCGGTCGCTCAACAATCCGGGGAGCCGCCTCCCTTTTGATCGTCCCCGCCTGGCGGGGGAAACCTGGAAGAACACCCCTACCATGGATCGCTTCGAGTTTCCCCGCGCCGGGGAAACGCCGGAGATTTCCGACAACATGACGATCAACGATTTGCCGCAGCACCAGTTCAAGGGTCTGCCCAAGCCCAAGAAGAACAGCCGCAAGCAGGCTGCTGACTTGGGCAGCAAGGTGCAGCGGTGGCTGAAGCGTCAGACTGATACCGGCCTGAACATGGGTGGCGACGCGATGGCTGACCGGTACCTCAACGAGCACTCGCACCCGACCAGCCAGCGCGGCATCGACGAGGTTCACGAGGCGCTGGGGGCCACCCCGCACGCCATTCCGACCGAGCCGCCGAATCCCTCGGTGCGGGTGCCCAAGGCAACCAATCCGACGCTGCGCAAGAGTAAATTCATCAACGACGAATACGGCGGCTATCACACGCGCGACGACGATGATCCCGAGCATGTGTTCACCAACCCCCGCAACGGGGAAAAGTACATGATCCAGCACGAGGACGGAACGCTGCTCAAGCCGGGACATCCGCTGACGGGGATCCACGGCGACCAGTACCACCTCAAGGGCATCAGCAAATACCCCGAAGGCCCGTCCGGCGGCAAGATCCACGTTGACGACGGCGACGGCAGCCGGGAGTTCTACCCGTCTGTGTTCGACGCAGAGATCGTGCCCTACACCGGAGGCTGGAACCCCGACGACGACCAGGATCCGTTCGATCCCCGCCTCATCGGTGCGGGACGCACCGCCACCTGGGGCGAGTGGGAGCCGACCAAGGAAGCCAGCTTCTTCACCCGCCGAGTGCCGGGCTGGCGGTGGGACGACCATCTGAACGGCTACATCTCCAAAGAGGGCAAGGCGTTTACCTGCTCGTGCGGGCAGAAGGTGGCTGCGCCGTCGTACAAGACGTGCGACTGCGGCAAGATCTGGAATGTCTATGCGATTGGCGACCAGCATCACCTGGGGTCGAACACCGCCGACATGTTCATCGCCCGCGAGATCCCGGTGCGTCCGGGTGTGGTGATGGCCAACCGCAAGATGGCTGGCGGTTTCTCTTGCCCAGAATGTGGCAAGAAAACCGATGATGATGGGTATTGTGCTCATTGCGACTGGTTGCATGAACCAATAAAGGACATGTGCCCCAGTTGTGGCGCACATATTCCAGAAGAAAGAGGATTTTGCGGAACTTGCGGTGATGCAACGGCACCCTACGAAGGCGATGATTGTCCTGAGTGTGGCGAATACTCTCCCGATGGGCATTGCAAAAACTGCGACTGGAACCCCGACGACAAGCAAGACCCGTTCGACCCGCGTCTGCTTGGAGCCAACCGTAAGATGGCCGCTGACAACTCCGGTGCCCCGTTTAATCCCGGCTTTGGCGACGACATGAGTTACTTTCCCACCAACACTCCAGGTGCCGGTGGGATCGGAGCTGACCGCGTTAACAAAGGTGGCCAGTTTAATGAGGGCATCAAAATCGACACCTCGCAGGTGACCACGTCCGAGCCTTCGCCGGTCAATACGGCCACCAACAAGGACGTAGTGGACGGGTTCGGTCAGCCCGCCGGGCTGGGCGTGGGAAATTCCGAACCGAGCGGTTTGGTCGGCGGCGGAGGCCAGTTCGGTGATGCTTCCACCAACCAGAACAAGACCCCGGATACCTTCAACGGAACGCCTTCGTTCAAGCCTGTCGCGGGCAGGCTGGGCGACAAGGTGCGGCAGTACCTAGCCGACTGGACGAAGTACGACGGCGAGGATCCGGTCGCTAAGACCTACGGCAAGCCGAAGCCTCCGTCGACCAAGGTCAACCAGCCGCCGAAGGATTGGGCGAAGCGGCTTCCCGCCGGGGATCCGTCCAAGAAAGGCGGCACCTGGACACAGCCGCCGATTGCTCCCAAAAACACTCCGAAGCAGTAGGCTATAGCCTTATGCGTGACTTGTGTTGGGCTTGCAAGAGCTTCAAGGACATCGTCTACATCGAGGACGGCACCGAGCACCCGTACTGCGAGGGGTGCCTTGCTCAGCTGCCGCTGTCCTCGGACGAATGGGCCTTCATCTTGCTGACCTCACCCTGGTCACCGTTTGGCCCGCCGTTCAAACAGGGCGACGTAGTGGAGTGCCGAACCGCCGGACAGATTTACGACGGGGTCGGCATTGTGCACGAAATGGATATGACGCTGAAGCATGGCGGCACGCCGGTGTACCCGACCTGGCGGGTGGTGCTGTCGACCAAGGCGCACAACAAAGCCCCCGACGAGCGGTGGTACACAGAAAACTGTCTTCAACGCGTGAATCAGGAGGAGGTCGCCACCAATGACTAGCTTCCTGTATCAGGGCGGGGCGAACTGGCAGAACGAGGTCTCGAAGCTGCGCAAGATGGGCGCGTCGATGCCGTACAGCCCGACCCAGGCCCGCAGCGAGGCGATGGCCATGCGGGACTCGGTGAACAATCGCTCGCTGATCGCCAGCATGAACCGCAGCCGTCTGGGCAACTACCGAGGGCGGCAATTTCTCGGCGGCGGATCCAACATGCAGATCGCGCTGCCCAAGGTGCGTCAGCCGCTCGGCTCGCTGGCCGACAAGGGCATCCCGTTCAACGTCGAGGACGAGGACGAGCTGAAAGACATCCGGCGCTGGTCCCGGTTGTTCTACGCCACCCACGACTTGGTGCCGCTGCTCATCGACATCTACAGCAAATTCCCCGTCGTCGGCCTTGAATTCGACAGCAAAGACCCGCTGATCAAGCGGTTCTACGAAGACATGTTTCTCGGCGAGTTGAACTACCTGGAATTCCTGCCCGACCAGCTCGGTCGCGAATACTTTACCGTCGGTGAGGTCACGTCGCTGGCACACTTCAACGAGTCACTCGGTGTGTGGTCGAGCGAAGAAATCCTGAACCCCGATATGCTGCGGGTCAGCCGGTCGTTGTTCGTTCAGCGCGACCGCGTGCAGTTGCTGGTCAAGGATCTGGTGGACAACCTGCGGCAGGGTCCGCAGGGCGGCGGTATGAGCGATTCCGACGAGACCCCGTCGGAGCGGCTGCAGCGCAACCAGGAGTACCAAGACCTGGTTCGCTACTACCCGGAAATCATTCAAGCCGCCAGCCAGAACGACGGCTTGGACATCTCCGACGCGCTCATCTCCCGGATCGTCAACCGGTCCACCCCGTGGGCCAAACGCCGCGGCGGGGCACGCCGCACCTGCTGCGCAGCTTCCGCACCCTGATGACCGAAGAGTCGCTGATGGCCGCACAGGACGCGGTCGCTGACCGCCTGTACTCGCCGCTGGTGCTGGCCACGCTCGGCATCGAGGACATGGGCGACGGTGAACCGTGGATCCCGGATCAGTCTGAGCTGGACGATGCCCGCGACGACCTGCAGTCGGCTCTGGCTGCCGACTTCCGGCTGATGGTGCACAACTTCGGCCTCAAGGTCGAAAACGTGTTCGGGCGCGAATCGGTTCCCAACCTGGACGGCGACTTCGACCGGGTGCAGTCCAAGCTGCTGCAAGCCTGGGGTATCGGCGAGGCGCTGATCTCGGGCGGCACCGGCGGGGCGTATGCGTCTTCCGCGCTCAACCGTGAGTTCGTCACCCAGATGATGGTCGGCTTCCAGAACGCGCTGCGCCGCCACATCATCAAGCGGGCCGAGGTGATCGCCGAGGCGCAGGGCCACTACGACTACGACCTCAAGGGCGGAGTCCGCACCCCGATCTATCGCGAGATCGTCGAGGTGGATCCGGAGACCGGCGAAGAGTACATCCGCAAGGTGCCCAAGCTTCTGATCCCGGACATCAAGTTCTCGACCCTGAACCTGCGCGACGAGGCCCAGGAGCGGGCGTTCATCAGCCAGCTCAAGGCCATGGGCGTGCCGGTGTCGGACAAGACGCTGGCGGTCAACATCGACATGGAGTTCGACCAGGAGTTGGAACGCCAGGCCGAGGAGTCGGTCGCCAAGCTGATGGCCACCGCGCAGGCGATGAAGAAGGTGCAGGATCTCTGCGACGAGCAGAACCTGCCGTACCCGCCTGAGCTGGCCCAGCACCTCATGTCGACCCTGCAGCTGCGGCAGGGCAAGACCCAGACCGAACTGGCCGAAGCGCAGGCGGTGCCCGGCGAGCTGCAGGCCGAGTTGCAGGCTGACCAGCTGGAAATGCAGAAGGCCCAGATGGAGCAGCAGATGGCCGGGTACGGCATGCCTCCGGCGATGGGTCAGCAGCCCGGCGGCGATCCGGCAGCCGCTGGCGGCGACCCCGGCATGGCCGGTGCCCCGCAGCCGCCCGGCGGTGCGATGATGGCTGCGCAGGGTCCGGACCCGCTGCCGCCCGGCCCCGAGCAGGCGATGTTCGATCAGGGCCTGCTCGACGAGGATGCCGCGCCGATGGGGGCTGGCCCGAATGGCGCGATGGTCGAAGGCCCGGCGCACGGTCCGAACATCACCGCTTTGTCGGCGGACGGCCCCGCCGCGTCCGGTCCGGGCAATCCGCCCGCCGGATACTGGGCAACGGCCAAGGTCGGCGGTCTGGGCGAGATTAACGGACCGCAGGGCACCCCGCCGTCCGGTTCGCCGCCGCAGGGTCCGGCAGGCATGGAGCTGCCGCCGGGCGTGCCGGAGCCAACGGAGATCCCGCGCAATCGGCAGCGTCCGGCGGAGTCGGACACCATGCGGTCCAATACGCCTAAGCAGGTCGGGGCCAACCGGCGTAAGCGCACCCGCAAGGGCGAGGACATCACGCCGGGTCCGCGTCCGCTGTCGAAGTTCGAGGCCGGTCCGTCGTCTTACGGTAAGCACCTGACGGCGAGCGAGGATCAGGTCGAGGATCAGGTTAAGCGGCTGGAGGTCGTGGCCAACTGGGATTTCTCGGTGGCTCGCCACCCGAAGGTTGCTGACCTGGTGATGGATCCGAAGTTTTACCGGGCGCTGAACGCGCAGACGTACAAAGGACAGCTACAGGCCGATTGGCCAGAAATCCTGGCCGCGCACCCCGACAGCCCGCCTGGTGCGGCGGCGGATTCGCACCGTATCCTGCAAGATCTGCTGGCCCAGTTCTACGAAGTGTTCGGAGTCGAACCCGAGTGGTGACGCGAAGTATTGCACGCGTCATTACCTGAATATACAATGCTATAGGGCAGCCAAAACAGTTGCCACGCAAGGGGTTCAGACACCACGTGAATTGAACCTCCAAACCGGCCACCCAGGCATCTGAAAGGATGTGGGGCTGGCCGTAGCCACCCATCTGAATCGAGGAAGGACACCACCTGTGCCCATTGTCAAGAACGTCTCCTACCACACGATTCAGACTGATCACACCGACGAAGCCGCTTCGCTCGCGATGTACCTCAACGAGCACGGCGTGTGTGCCCAGCACATTAACGACACCGTGGAGTTGCCGGTGCCGGACGTGGAGACGTTCGCCAGGGTCGAGCTGCTGAAGCAGACGTGGGCCATGTTCTGGGAGACTTCCGACTCAGGCTTGTTCGGCCTGCCGATGTACGTCAAGGGCTAAACCCCCTGTAGTTCGCCGCCTGACCCGCTCGAAGTGGTAGAAGCCCTTCGAGGAGGACAAACCAATGGCGACGGTTCATACCGCATACGGTCCCGGAAAGATCGTTGACCAGGAGACCGTGCGGGGCCGCACCCAGTACAAGGTTGCTGGTGACGGCTTCGAGGTGTGGCTCGACGAGACAAAGATCGCCTCGCTCGACGATGAGTTCGCCAGCCCGGTGACCCCCGGCGGCTGGATGGAAGACGACTACCGGCACACCCCGCTCCTCGAAGAGGAATTCCCGGAGCACCCGCTGGTGGAGAACCCCGGCCTGGGCCGCGAGTTCCAGCGCCGCCGCGACCTCGACGACGACGACTTCGATGAGCGCGAGCTGCGTCATTCGCACCGTCACGCGTGGGCACCGCTGGACAAGGACAACTCGACCACCCTGCCCTACAACCCGGATCCGCAGCACGATGCGCGCGGATTCTCCGGCGACGACGGCTCCTCGACCCTGCAGCCGATCCATCACATCGACCCCGACGAGCGCCTGGATGATGCCAACTCGATCACGTTCGACGACGAGGACGGTGGCGAGGAGCCGGGGCCGAACCCGGATCTGTTTGCCAAAGAGGGCGCTATTCCGCCGAGCGCGATCCGGCACCCCAAAGTCTTCCCGCATCTCAAGTTTTTGCTTGGTCCGGCGGCAGCGGAAGCTGCCGTTGCAGGGTTGGAAAACACCACCGTTGGTCATGGCCTGAACGCTGTTCAAAACACTGTTGACGGTGTGGTCGACAAATTCGCCCCCGGCCCCGGCTGGGGCGAGCTGATCAAGGGCGGAAGCCTTCATGAGGCTAACCCGGCTTTGCTGCTGCCGTTGCTGGGCATCGGCGCGGAGGGCGCTGGTGCCGCCGCCGCTGGCGCTGCCGCTCGCGCTGCCGGTGGTGCCGCCCTGCACGGCTTGATGAGCAAGGGCGCGGAGGCTGCCGAGAATTTCGGCCCTGGTGAATCCGAAGACGGCTGGGGCGACCTGATCAAGGACAGCTCCTACCGGCCCGCCGGGCTGAGCGACAAGTACATCGACATCACCGCCGGTGCCGACTACCACAACGACCCGGTGGCTCAGTTCCGGCACGACCCGGACGCGTACATCAACCGGATCGGCCACCTTTACGACGAGGGCCTGAACCCGCGTTTCGCCGAGTACATGGATCTGGTGGAGGCCGACGGCAGCGTTCGCACCGCCGCCTGGAAAGACGTGCGCAAGAAGGCCATGCGGCTCAAGCGCGAGGGCCACGTCACGGTCAAGGACATCGCCCCGAACCGCATCATGGCCTCGGTGGTCGGCGATCACGGCACCTATGACGTGCTGATCCTCAAGAGTGGCAGCTTCGGTGGCCTCAACGACGGCATGCCGGGCCACTCGATCTCCAACTGGCACTGCGGCTGCGAGTGGGGGCGGTGGGCGTTCCGCCGCAAGTTCACCTACGTGGGCCGGTTGTGCTCGCACGCCTACGCCTCGTACCTGACCATGCAGTCGGCGGCGATGAAGGGCAAGCCGCGTCAGCCGAAACTGGAAAAGGGCAAGAAGCCGTCACGGTCGCTGCCCTACGTGTTCGTCAAGCGCAGCGATGCGCTGCAGAACGGGCCGGAGCGGTTGACCCCGGAGATGATGGTCAACGACACCGACGATGCGCAGATGTTCATGGATGTCACCAAGGACGAGCGCAACGATGTTGGCCCCGACGATGTGATGTCGGAAAAGGACATCGTCCACTTCGCTCGTCTGATGCGGCACTGCGAAGCAACCGAGCAGCCCTACCCGCGTCAGCTGGTGGCGTTCCTGGCACGCTACGCCAAGGAGGCCGACGACACTCAGAACGACTACGAGGCTCCGCACACCGAGGATGCCGAGGGCGCGCTGAACCGGATCCGGGATTTCGGTAATCGCAAGCAGGAAGACGATTTCGGCGACATGGCCGACCGCGTGCACAAGATTCAAGACGCGGTCGAGGAAGCTCGCGACAACGGCGTGGACGCGTCACAGTTCGTCGCCAGCGTGCGCAAGATGGCCGAAGATCCTAAGTACAAGAACATTCAGGATGGTGGCCGCGCGGTCACCCGTGGCCCGGACAACAGAGGGTACGCCCAGGACGGCACGACCATCAACCGGGTCAATTTCGACGGCAAAGGCACTCAGGGGCCGAAGGGCAATTACTACGACATTGATCCCAGCGGCTTTGGTTCCTACAATCAGATCCGCGACGGCGACAATGTTTTGTACCGGGGCACCAGCGGTGGTGCCCAGAATGCCGGTTATCGGGTCACCCCGGAAGGAAATGTCGACCGTATCGAGTTCGTCGGCGGCGGCAGTGAGGGTGAGCGCGGAAACCAATACAACCTCAACGGCGACGCTATCGGCGACACCGAGTTCGAGAACTACCTGAAGGGTGATTCCGGCACTCAGACCAATGATCAGGAGGGTACCACTTCAGATCCGAAGCGAGGCACCCCGGCTGCACCCGCGCCGAAGGGGCAAACCCCGATCACGCCCGGCATGGATGCTTCCTCGATCCCTGGTGGTGTTCCCGCAGACCAGCAGGGTGCCAAAGTCAAAGGCAAATCAGCTCCCGGCGCACCGGCCCCCGGCGCACCGGCTGCCGGGTCTCCGGGCACCGGCGACAAGGCTCAGACTTCAGGCACCGTTACTGACGGCGGTGTCGCTGGCGCTGAGAACGGCAACAACGCCGCGATCACCAAGACCAGCCCCGGCGTTGATGCTGACGGTAACTACACCGTCGGAAAGGGCGACACCTGGACTGACATCGCCCAGCGCGCCACCGGCGACATGAACAACTACCAGAAGATGTACGACCAGAACAAGACCGTCGCTGGTCCCAACATCGACAGCCTGGCTGAGGGCACCAAGATCAACATCAAGGACTTCCTCAACGACACCGGCAACAACGGTGTGAAGGGTGACGTTACCAACCCCGCTGACGGTGGTCAAGACAAGAATCCTGCTACAGCCGATGCTGGCCCCGCCGTACAGACCGGCCTGGGTGGCCTTTCGACCGCCAACGGTTTTGCCGCCCCGCCCAAGATCAACACCCCGGCGGCACCGGCAGCACAGGCACCCGCAGCGCAGGCACCGGCAGCTCCCCCGGCTTCTGTCCCGGCTGCCGGGTCGGCAAAACCGGCCCCCGCGATGCAGCCGGGTGGATCTACAGCCTCGCTGCGCACCGCCAAAGAATGGCTGCGCTGGGCCGCTGAGCAGGACGGCAGCACGTCGTCGACCTCGGGTGACGGGACCACCAACACCACCGCTCCGACGACACAGACCGTCAAGCCGGGGGCGGGGACCACGAAGTCTCCGGCTACTCCGGCCAAGCCGGGTGCCACCACGCCGAACAGCACTCCGGAGCCGGGCGGCACCAATTCCGAGCAGCAGATCGGTCCGGACAAGCAGAACGACACCTACGATCCGAACCAGGGTCAGCAGCCCGGCATGGGGCGCGGAAACGGCATGCCGATGTCAAATTCGTCCGGCATGGACGCGCTGAGCACCGGCATCGGTGCGGCGGGCGACATCGCCTCCGGGATCGGTAACGCCATCCCCGGCATCGCCGAAGGTGTTGGAAACGCCATGCCGGACATCGCTGACGCTATTGGTGGTCTGGCTTCGGGCCTCGGCTCGACGATCTTCGCCTCCAAGCAGGACTTCGACGAATGGGTTCGCTACGCCTACCCGACCGCCGACGGTGAGGGCGACCTTGAGCCGCACACCCACCCGTTCGCCGGATCCGGCTGGCCGGGTCCGCTGGAGATCGGCACCTCGGAAGAGTACGCCGACGATGCGCGCAAGGACATGGACGATGTCACTGATCTCGGCAGCGGCCCGCTGGCCAAGCCGTTGACGAAGTGGCAGCGACAGTCGGCCAAGGATGACGAGTGGTACGACGAAGATTTTTACGACGACAACGAGGCGTACCAAAACACCAGTAAGGAACGCCTAGAAGACGAGCGTGCTTTCCGCGAACAAATGAAGCGTGAAAAGAACGCCAGCTACGACGAGGCCACCGACGACAACTCCGACATCGTCCGCGCGTTCCGGGCCAACCTCGACGACAGCGCTCTGGGCGCGGGTGCCGGTGGCGGCGGACGGTTCGATGATTTCTCCGGTGCCGCACAGGGATTCCTGCGCACCGCCGGACGCAACTACTCGCTGGCCGAGCAGTCCGAACTGATTCGTGAGGGCGACAAGGGCGGAGCGGGGAACCTGAATTCTCTGGATCTGCGCGGCACGCACTACGAGGACATGAACACCCTCGGCTGGTAACGGAGGCACTGAGTGAGCACCCGGCATATCGCCGCCGAATCCGCACGGCTGGCTGACCTGACCCCGCAGGGGTCAAGCAGGCAAGCCTCTAAGCGGTTTCGGCAGAGGCTGGCCGCTGACGGCTTCACCGTCGACGACGGCTTCAAGCTCAAGCCCGGCTACCTGTACACGGTGGTGCGGGCGATCAGCGCGCGCGTCAATCAGAACTACGACGGCTGGCCGTCGGAAGAGCTGAAGAAGTCGTACAAGACGTTCATCGGCAAGCCGGTGTTCGTCAACCACGAGAACCACGACCCGACCAAGGCGCGCGGTGTCGTGGTGGCAGCGCGCTATGTCGAGAACGGCATGGACAAATACATCGAGGTCGTGCAAGAGATCGACGCGCAGCGCTTCCCGAAGCTCGCGCACGAGATCAAAACCGGTGGCCTGGACAGCGTTTCGATGGGGGCCGAGGCTGGTTTCACCATCTGCTCGTACTGCCAGAACAAAGCCACCGACCTGCACGACATGTGCGACCACGTGCGCAACCACAAGGGCAAGACGCTGTCGAAATTCGACAAGCGAACCGGCAGCAAGGAAGACATCCTGGTCTTCGAGTCCTGCCACAAGATCAGCTTCTTCGAGCTGTCCTACGTCTTCGAGCCTGCCGACGAGACCGCCGTGGCCAGCAAGGTGGTAGTGGCCGGTAAGACCGCCGCCAAGGACTACGCCTGCGACTTCTGCGGCGAGGAGTTCGACACCCCCGACGAGATGAACGACCACTACGACGATAATCACCCGGACGGGTACTGGAACCCCGATGACGAGCAGGATCCTTTTGACCCGCGCATTATTGGAGCCGGGAAGGTTGCCGCGTGGGGCAAAACTCCGCACGGCGACATGTCGAACAGCATGGGTGACGGGCACAGCTTGCACGTCTACGCACCGCATCTCGCTCCGGCAATTAAAGAAACCCACCCAATCATTCCGGGCGACACCATCGTCCCCGAAGGCGGCAACAAGGATCACGAGTGGGTGCACACTCATCGGGGCGAGCCGATCAACGGCGGCACCGCATCCAGCCGCGAAGAAGCCATCCGCGCCGCCGAGCAGTCGCACAAGGATCTGGCCGGAGGTTTCGATCCGGACAATCGGCAGGATCCGTTCGACCCCAGGCTGATTGGCGCGAGCCGCAAGACGGCCAACGATGATGTGACGGTCCCGGCTCCTCCTGGCACGACATCGGTGCCGCAGGAGGTTATTGACAACACTCCGGTGTACACCCTTCCTCCGGCCACCGAGTTGACCGGACACGAAGCGCCCGGACTCAAGCAGTCGGGCAAGTACACCAAAGAAGATTTTGCCGCCGCCGGGAGCCGCAAGCCGTGGGAGTCCGACAAGGATTCCGACGCGGAGGATGCCGCCGCCATCGAGATCGAAGCCATGTTGATGACTGGCGCTGCCGCACCGCTGCAGCCGAACTTCTCTGCGCACGACACCGCGCCGGAAGATCTCGGCAACGATGTCGCCAACGAAGAGATCGAAGACAATCCGGGCGGCGAGACCAATGGCTGGGAGCAGCACAAAGGCCGTCCGTTCGATCCGAGCCGGGAACTTTATACCCACCTGAACCTGCACGCCGCCAAGAATGGGCTGCCGGGAATCTGGTCGATCTCGCAGAAGTTCACGCACCACCCGGAGACCGGTGAGCTGGTGAACCGGAATTACGTCGTCGCCTACGCTCCCGAATTGCACCTGAAAGATGCTCGCGCGCATGTGGAAAAGGGCGCGGCGAAGGCTTACGCGGACGCGCTTGAAGCGCACCTTGCGGATCCCTATGACCCGGCCACCAACCCCGAGGGCGTGCGCCCGCCGAAGCGCACCGTGCACGCCGGTGTGTGGGGCACCCTGACCGCGCCGCCGCGTCAGCCGCTGCCGTACTCCGGCATCGAATACCACCCCGGCGATCAGGGCGGGGAGTTTGTGCACCGCGACAACAAGGAGCCGGTGCACACCATGGATCTGGCGCACATGGCTCGCGACAAGCGGGTGTACGGATTCGCCGCCGATAACTGGGGACGCGACCACGCCCCCGAGCTGGTCGTCGATCCGGACCCCAGCGTGAACGCTTCCAACCGGGACACCGTGTGGCCCCCGCTGGACAAACAATCCCAGAGGAGGGCGATGATGCGCGAGGCCGCGATCAACCGCGAGTTCTTTTCCGGACCGCAGCGCCTGGCGTGGGGCGAGACCGAGGCTCCGATGTCCGTCGACACCCTCCGCGAAGAAGGGTCGGCACCGGAGGACGACGACGACGATTTCGAGCAGTACGTCACCCCGCCGAAGGATCTGCAGACTCCGGATCTGTCGCAGGCCGGTCAGATTGACCGCCAGCAGGAAGAGGCCGGGGCGACCGCCGACCAGATGGGTGGCGTTCCTGGTGCCGCCGAACCGGATGCCGGAGCGGTTCCGCAGCAGCCGCAGCAGCAGTTCATGACGCTGCAGATCCCGATGCCGTCTGAGGCACCGCAGGTTCCGCAGCAGGCTGCGCCCCCGGTGGCGGTGCCGCCGGAGCAGCCGATGCAGATGTCCGCGTCCACGCTGGACTACTTTGACCGCTACTACGGTTACCGCGTCGCCAACTGGCTGGACGCAATTGAAGCTCGGCGGGACATGACACCCGCTGAAGCCGCCGACTATCGACGGCAGACAGAAAAACTCTCGACCCTGGAAAACGGTCGAGAACTTTCAACAACTGATAGGAACCCCACGAAAGGAACCGCCGATATGGCACGCAGCACTATCGCCAGCCGGTCCAAGGTGGCTCGCGCAGGGCGGCGACAGCATTTTGCTGAAGGTCCGCTCGTGGATGGCGGCGACCGGAGCCGGAACGACCAGGGCGAGCAGGAAGAGGCTTTCATCAGCCAGACCCCGCCGCTGGAAGCCGGTGACTACCCCACCGACGACACGCCCAACATCTCGAACACCGAGCACAACCTGGTGGCTCGCGTTCAGCAGGGGCGCGCCCAGCTGCTGCGTGACGCTCAGGCGCTGGCCTCGCTGCGCGAGCGCCGGGCATTCGACGAGGCCGGTGGCCCGACCGCCACGGTCGTGGATCCGGCTGTCAACGCCGGACCCGGCGCGGAAGAGCTGACCGGCGACGGTTTCGTTTCCGCCGACCCCAACGACGGCGTGGTTCCGACCAATCCGAAGGACGCGAGCCTGCGTGCCTTCCAGGCGTTCGACTCGTGGCTGTCGGCCAAGACCGGCAAGTCCTCGCGTCGGCACACCGAGGCCAACATCAAGAAGGCTGCCGCCGCGTTCTCGCGTGAGGCCGGTATCAGCCCGCAGGCCCTGTTCCCCGCGCTCGGCATCGTCCTGCGCGAGGCCCGCAAGAACGACAAGCAAGCCAACACCAAGGGAGCCAAGATGCGCAAGCGTTCCAATGAGTCGCTGGATGTCGCAGCGCCGGACGGGCGCATCGACGTGGAGACTCCCGTCGCGGATACGACTGACGCGGCTGCACAAGCGTCACAGTTCGATCTGCACGACTTCGGCAACAACGCCGGAGACAATGTCGCCAAGCCCGATCTGAGCACTGATCAGAACTGGGCACCCGGCGAAGCCAGCGGTAAGAAGGCCGCGATCAAGACCGCAGGTGGCCTTTTGGCCATGCGGTGTGCCGAAGGCATGATCGCCGCCGGGCTGGAGCCGAACAGCCGCGAGCGGAAGTATCAGCTCGCTGCCGAGTTCGAAAACATGAATCGTGGCCTGATCCAGGATCGGGTCGCGCTTCTGGAAAGGTTCGCCGCCGTGCGTGAGGCGGATCTTCGCAAGGTCGCCAGCGGAAATTCTCGCGGGGCCGCACGTTCGCCGATCCCGGCTGGACTCGGTGGTGGAACTCGCACCGCTGCTGCCGGACCGCGACTGGCAGCGCACGACCCCAGCAACGACAGCTCGCTGTTCATCTGATCACGAGCTGACCAACCAAATTCGAGAATTGAAAGGAGGAGGAGATGTTTCGTCCACCGCTGAGTAATCCGGCCCAGAAGCGCACGCTGCGTCCGCTGTACGCGAACCACCAGGCGACTCCTTACGGCGGGTTCATCGACCCGGACCTGAACGTCGACTTCGACATCCTTCCCGGCACCGTGATGACACGGCTGTACGGAGAGGTCTTCACCGTCTACACCGGCCAGGATGACGGCAGCGTGCCGTTCGGCCTGTCCGCCCTGTTCGTCGCCCCTCGCTTGGGCGTGAACGAGGTTTCTTCGACCGGCACGGGTCTGTTCACCGTGTGGGTCGGCGACAACCAGGCCGTCTTCGAGGTGTTGGCTCCGGCCTTCGACACCGAGGCTGACTGGCCGACCGTCAACAACACCGGCCCCGGCCAGATTCTGCTGACCGCCAACAACCAGGGTCGCCTGACCCCGACTGGCGCGACTTCGAACAACGCCATCGCCGAGCTGATTGACATCCCGTCCCCGGACAAGATCGTCATCCGTCTCAACCGCGTCGCGCAGGGAGGTAACGGTTAACATGAGTAATCTCCCAGTGGCAGCGGGTAGCGGCCTGGGCCGCTTCGCCCGTTCGTCGGATGAGTACGTGTCGGACATCGTTGCGGCCAAGCGTCGCCTCGGTGGTCGCAAGCTCTCGGCTCGTGAGAAGCAGGCCAAGCTCGCTCATATCCTGAGCGACAAGGTCGGCGGTATCCAGCGTCTCGGCCAGTCGATGATCGGCCCGATCCAGCTGCAGCTGCGCTACCAGGGCATCCTGCGTAACGTCCTGCTGGAGGACACGCTGACCCCCGGCGTGCCGATCTTCTACGACGTGCTCGATGACCTCGGTCGTGCGTACATGCTGCACGGCAACGAGGGCGAGATCAAGATCACGCCGTTCGAGGGCAAGCGCGTTGAGGTGCAGCTGTTCCGCATCGCGTCCTTCCCGCAGATCAAGAAGGAAGACCTGTACTACCTCCGCAGCAACATCGTGGAGTACACGCAGGACATGACCAAGCAGGCCATCATGCGTCAGGAGGACTCGCGCCTCATCACGCTGCTGGAAGCTGCTGCGGTTTCGTACCGCGCGGTCGATGCCACCGCCGCCCCCGGCCCCGGTGGAACCCTTCCGAACGAGATCACCGTGACTGGCCCGCTCCAGCCCGACGATCTCTACACGGCGGTCACCTACACCGATCAGCGCCAGCTCGATTCGTCTCGCCTCCTGTGCAACCCGCAGGAGTACCGGGACTTCTACCGGTGGGACATCAACACCACCGGTTGGGCGTTCAAGGACTCGGTCGTCGCGGGCGAGCGCATCGTCCAGTTCGGCGAGTTCCAGATCGGTAAGTCGATCATCATTCCGCGCGGTACTACCTACCTGACTCCGGATCCGGAGTTCCTCGGCGTGTTCCCGGTGATGTATTCGCTGGACGTGGAGGAGAACAACCAGGTGGAGCAGTTCCACAAGGGATGGGTTATGGACGAATTGGTCGGCATGGCTGTCCTGAACCCGAGGGGCATCGTGATCCTGCGCAAGGCGTAGGTCATCTGCCTGCACTAACGGTCGGAACGCCCCTTTCCCAGCAAACATCTGGGGAAGGGGCGTTCTGCCTTTCAGCTAACACGAATGAAACTGCTCGGCCTGACTACCGTCATCAACAGGAGTTTGCTGGACATTAGCGCGCTGTGTCCCGCTTAACGACGGACGTGAATAGATAGGCAGAGGAGGCGGAGGTAGGACCGGATGTCGTCTCAGTGGGTGGACGTTGACGGGAACCCGTGGCGCTTCTCCAAGATGACGGGGGTGTGGCAGGTCAAGGGCAACGGCACCTGGACCGTTCTCCCGCTGCCCGCTGGTGGGCTGAAACGAGTGTCTTCATCCCCCAACAACGGCAACGTCGTCGTAGTCGAGACGATGGGGCCTCCGGGTCCGCCCGGAAAGCCTGGCCCTCCGGGTCCGGGCGGATTGTCAGTCGAAGAGCAGTTGGCTCCTGAATTTCAGGACGGAGTCAACGACACTTTTCCGCTGTCGAACAGTGCCGATCTCAGTCAGGTTTTCCAAGTTTTTCGTAATGGCCTCATGGAAGTGCAGGGGCACGGCTACACGGTGACACCAACGCACATCATCTTCACCACCCCGCCCCTGGACAGCGATGTCCTGACGGTCATCTATCAGAAAGCGCAGTAACACACCATGGCTCAGACTCAGATCAACGGCGCAACCCAGATCCGGCTGGGGACAATCACTTCCGACCGGCTCGTCGATTCCACCATTGCCGACGGCAAGCTCGCCGAAAGCTACATCAAGGCTGACGGATCTCGGGCGTTCACCGGCAACGTCGATCTCGACGGCTACCGGCTGACCTACGTCGGGGATCCGCAAGCATCTTCGGACGCGGCGACCAAGGCGTATGTCGACGGACTCATCCAGGGCTTCGACTGGAAGCAGTCGGCGCGCGTGGCCACCACCGAATCCGGCACGCTCTCAAGCTCATTCGCCAGCGGCAGCGTCGTGGACGGTGTCACGCTGGCCACCGGAGACCGGATCCTCATCAAGGATCAGTCCACCGGCACCGAGAACGGCATCTACGTCGTCAACGCCACCGGCGCACCGACGCGGGCCGAAGACTTCAACTCCGACCAGGACGCGACGACCGGTGTGACCGTGTTCGTCTCCGAGGGTTCGGTCAACGCCAACTCCGCCTGGTCGATCTCGACCAACGACCCCATCGTGCTGGGCACCAGCCCGGTGGTGTTCGTTCAGGTCGGCGGCGGGTCGCTGTACAAGGCCGGTGCCGGTCTGGTTCTGGACGGCTCGACGTTCAACATCACCGCTGCCGATGCGTCGATCACGGTAGGTACCGACACCATCCAGGTCGGCATCGGCGACGGCTCGCTGGAAGTCGATGGCGGTCTGCGCGTCGTGCACGGCACCGGCGGTCAGGTCTACATCGCTGACGCAACCGGCGAGCTGACCCCCACCACGCTGTCCGGTGAAGTCGCCACCGTCAGCGACACCGGCCAGGTCACCTTGGATGCCAACATCCTGCGGATCAGCTGGTTCATCACTCGCGAGACCCCGTCCGGCGCGGTCAACGGCACCAACACGGTGTTCAACCTGGCCAACGCCCCGATTGCGGGCAGCGAGTCGGTGTACCTCAACGGGCTTCTGCAGGAGCCGGGCGTGGGCAACGACTACACCATCTCCAACGGCACCATCACCTTCGAAGAGGCTCCGATCTCTGGCGACCGGGTACGGGTCAGCTACGTGCTGTGGGACTAATCCCCAGCACCGACCGCTGACCCGACTGAAGTGAGGACGTATGGCCCGGACAGAGCTAACCGGCAAACAGATCAAGAATCAGTCTGTTGATCTGACGCTGGACATCGCCGGGGTTCTGCCGGTCGTCAACGGCGGCACCGGCTCGGACACCCTGGCGACCAATGCTGTCCTGCTGGGAAACGGCACCGGCGCGCTGCAGGCGGTGTCGCCAGGCACCTCGGGGTACGTCCTCACCTCAAACGGTAGTACCTGGGTCGCTGCGGCCCCCACCGGTGGCGGTGGGGCCGGGGATGTCACCACCAACACGACCAGCTCGGTGGATTCCGAGCTGGTGTTGTTTTCCGGCACCACCGGCAAGGAACTGAAACGAGCGACCGGCACCGGTTGGGCCTACGTCACCGCCGGAGTGCTGTCGGTGGAATCAACCATTGCCCAGAGTGCGGTCACCAACCTGACCACCGACCTGGCCGCGAAACAAGACACCGCCGACAAGGGGCAGCCGGACGGCTACGCTTCGTTGGACGCGGAGGGGCTGGTGCCGCTGACTCAGCTGCCCATCACCACCGCCGACTGGACAACCTTGGAAGGAAAGCCTGCGGTGGTCGCGGCGGGCGCAACCGAGGCCGATGCCCGCGCCGCCATTCATGCCGAGTACACCGGCAACAAGGGCCAGCCGGGTGGCTATGCCGAACTTGACGAAGTCGGAGTGGTGCCAATCCCCCAGCTGCCTCCTGGAGTGGTCATCGACGGGGTGGCGGTCGGTTCCGAATCGTTTCAGCTGCTGTCCGGATCCACCCCTATCGGATCTCCGATCTCGATTCTGCTGGGCAACGTCGATGGCGGTAGCCCGACCGTGGTGACCGCCGTACACGTCGACGGGGGTGAACTGGCATGAGTCGGATCCAGATTCGGCGGGGCACGGCGGCGCAGTGGACCGACGCAAACCCGACCCTCTACGCCGGGGAGTTCGGCTACGAGACCGACACCAACAAGGTCAAGCTCGGCAACGGCACCACCGCCTGGAACTCGCTGGCCTACGTGTCGCTGGAATACGACACGTTCGCGGGCCTCACGGCCACGCTGACGAACAAAACCATCTCGGGCAACAACAACACCCTGACCAACATCGCCCAGTCCTCGGTGACCAATCTGACCACCGATCTGGCAGCGAAAGAGGCGACCGCCAACAAGGGTCAAGCAAACGGCTACGCGGGCCTCGATGGAGATGGTCTGGTGCCGCTGACCCAGTTGCCGGTCACCCAGGCCGACTGGACAACCCTGGAAGGCAAGCCTGCGGTGGTCGCAGCCGGTGCCACCAAGGCCGATGCCCGGACTGCCATTGACGCGGAATACACCGGGAATAAAGGACAGGCCAACGGATACGCCAGCCTCGACGAAAACGGCCACGTCCCGCTGTCGCAGTGGGGTGCCCAGGTGGTTGACGCGGGTGGCGCAGACGCGACCGCGACGGTCGTCATTGATGGAGGAACAGCATGACCCGGATTCAATTGCGGCGTGCTGCCGCCGCCTCGTGGACGAGCGTCAACCCCGTGCTCGCCCTTGGCGAGGTCGGCTTGGAAACCGACACCTACAAGCTTAAGGTGGGTGACGGCACCAGCTTGTGGAACAACTTGCCCTATTACGTGCACAGCTGGAACGATCTCACCAACCGGCCATCCTACTTGGTCGCTGGCGGCGGGCAGGCCAACGGCTACGCGACGCTGGACTCCGGCGGCAAGGTGCCGATCACCCAGCTCCCCTCGTCCATCATGGAATACCAGGGCGTGTGGAACGCCAGCACCAACAACCCCACCCTGGCCGACGGCACCGGATCCGCCGGTGACGTGTACCGGGTGACCACCGGCGGGTCGCGCAATCTCGGTTCGGGCAGTATCAGTTTCACGACCGGCGACTACGTCATCTACAACGGCAGCGCCTGGGAGAAGTCGGACACCACCGACGCTGTCTCCACAGTGGCCGGGCGCACTGGCGACGTAACGCTGTCGGTTTCTGACATCGGCTCTTCTACCAGCACCGCGCTGGGGGTCGGCTCTCTGGAAGTTGGGCACGCCTCCGATACCACTCTGAGT